CTCTTACAAATTCTTTTAATTCTTTTTCTGCAATTCTTGTTCCTGATATAAGCGGAGTAGGACCATCCCAGAATTTACTTCCTTGTAATCTTGTCTTTTCATTTCCGCCATATTGCATATCATGAAGGAAACCATCTATCTCAGATCCTGTATCTCTTTCAACTAATGCATTTGTAAAAGTATATCCATCAAAAGTTGATCCACCTGTTGCGTTAGCAACTTTATCTTGTAGCCAAGCAACTGCTTCATCTTTAATAAATTCTTTATTATCTGAGATTAATTTTCTTGCGTTTGTAAGATAAGTTCTATTTTCAGTTGACTTATCAAAAAATACTGTTGTAATAGTATCAGTATTTTCTAAAAATTTTCTAAAATATTCAAACCCAGGAGTAAATTCAATTGAATTTGTAACATACTGAGTATCACCACCTGCTGTTGGATCACTAAAATTAAACAGCACTTCGTTAGTAGAAGTGTTTGTAATTAAAAGCACGTTATCTAAAGTTACTTTAGTTGGGAATCTTACACTTGAAACTTGTGCATTGGCTAATGCTGGAATATTATCTAGTCCAAAATAAATTACGTTTCCGATTATATCATCTAAAATTTCTTCAACCTTTGCACCTGCATCTGCTTCAGTAACATATTCTTCATTAATATGTTGTGTAGTATCAACTGGACTTTGTTTTGTAGTGTATGCAACGTTTGTTAATATATGAGTTTGAATAAGCCAAGTACAAAATTGTTTTGCCGCACGTTCAGGATTTCTATCACCATCAATCTGTGGAATAGTTCCGTCCCAATATGTTGAAGCAAGATATCTACCTTGTTCATTACCGTTGTATCTTAAATCATATAATAAACCGCCTGGTTGATTTTGTACAGGATTTTTTGGGTCGCCTCCAATAAGGTTGTAACCCATATCTCTTTCACATTTATCATTACTATCATTTACATAATCTTTAAATGTATTAACAATTGAACTTGCAGTAGCACTTACAAAAGTGTGTTCAGTTTGGTTTAATGTTTTTCCAACTTTACAAGTAATTGTTGTAGAATCAGTTGCTGTAATTACAACAGGTCTATTATACCATGGATCCCAACCTGTTGTTGTACCGGCACCTGTTGCTCTTGGATAAGCATATTGAGTTGCACCACCGTCTTGGGCAGTTGTAAATGTAATAGAACCTGTAGCAAACTCTACTTGGTCACCTGGTAATAAATTATGTGCACCAATCGTTACTACCATTAATCCAGTAGTTGGATCGTATGTAGCATTTGTAGGTGAAAACGTATGTGTTGCAGATGATCTAGTTATGTTATCATTAATGTAAGCACGTACTTCATCTTTAATAAATTCAACATTGTTCTGAATTAGATAGTACGCATTAGGACGTCTATTACCAGAAAATGGAATACCTGTTTGGAATACGTATTCATTAAGTTTTCTTTTAGCCATTTACTTTTATACTCCTAATGCAATCGCTAGTGCGGTTGCCTTACTGTCAACATACTTTTTATTTGTTACCTGTAACTCCGTTGTTGGAGTCGATTGTGCAACTGCTGATGTAAACGTAGCATTCTTGGGTGTTACATCTCCAATTACAGTGTTATTTAACCCAGAACTGGCATTTAAGTTTAAGAACGAACCATCTTTAGGAGTGGTTTGTCCTATGCTCATATTGTTAATTGTGCCTGCGGCTGAACTAGTAAGTGTTATAGCACCTGTACCGGTTGGAGCAAGTATTAGATTAGCATTTGCACCATTAAATGTAACATTTTCACTAGCAGTCATTGTTAATGCGTTTACATTCATGTTACTCATAGTACCTTCACCTGCTGGATTAATTGTTACAGTACCATATGCGCCTTGTGGTGAAAATACTAAATCTGCATCTTGACCTTGCATAGTAACATCACCTGTTACTAGCAAACTACTAAAACTACCTACACCAGTTATAGTAGGGTCAACAGTGTTAATTGTACCAAACACACTTCCATCTGCGTTTCCATAAAAAATTTGTGCAGGTGCAGTTGGACTTAAATTAAGTGTCATTACATCATTTGCTTTTGTTTGTGCTTGTTCGCCTGTTGTAGTAACTGCTGGTTCGCCGCTTGTAGTATGACTTACACCATCATTGTAGTAAGCACAGTTTCCTATGCCACTTAAATTCACAATAGGGTTGTCATCTGATTTAAAAAATAAACTAAATGTAAGTTGAGGTAACGTCATTAGTTTAAATGAATAAGTTGTACCTCGTGTTAATGTAAGAGTTGGATTATTTTCTAATACGTCTTCTGTTCCTTCGACATATTGATTATCTATAGTAAATTCTGCTGAAGGAACAGCACCTAATTGTCTAACAATAAATTGATTATCAACTGCCGCTTCTTCTTGTTCTAATGTATATGTAACACTTCTAAGAGTAACATTTCCGTTAATGTCTACAGAAAAGCCTGGACTTTTAAAACCGTAATCTGATTCAAAGGGATTGTAACTAATTGCCATGCTTTTCTCTCCAACTAATCATATTTATCTGAATCTCTTTCACCCTGCTACTGGTATATTTTGGTTTTGATAATAATTTGCTGAAAATATAATCTTTGATCCGCGTAATTCTGAACTATCTGACGATGTATGTGCATTTGCAATCAATGAAACAGTTGAATCATTTACAGTTGCAGTTAACGTAAGTAAGTCTTGATTAAGGTTTGATCTACCATATATAGTAACATTTGCATCATTAGGACCTGCTACCACAAGTGCTTTTATTATTTCTTTAGCACTTGATGATAAATCAATGACTATTGTGTACTCTGCGGCACAGAAATCATTGACTAAGAATCTATCTATTTCAGTATTTTGTGTAACTTTTTTCCAGGGACCGTGATAACTAAAATTTGTACCGTTTTTAAGTAAAACTGTACCTTTAGTGCCCTTGCCAAAAAACTTATCTAAACTAAACATTAATACCCCTTTATGTATGTATTTATCGGAAAAGCAGTCTAGTTAGAAATTGTAAACAATGTCTTGTATTCGGGCAAATATAGGTACTCTATGTCGCTTTTTGCTAGGGTATGCAGTGCATCTTCCAGTGTTTCAACCAATGGATCACCACCTAAATTAAAGGAAGTGTTAAAAACAATAGGAAGTCCAGTTTTTTCCTTAAATGCTTTGATTAAATCATAGTAATTTTTGTTCTGTTTTTCACTAACTGTTTGTATTCTACAAGTACCATCAACGTGAATTATGCTTGGTATTTTTTCTGCAATGCCAGGTTGACAATTTACTGCATACATCATAGTTGGAGAATTTTTCATACCCCGTAAATCAAACCATTCATGAGCATCTTCTTCTAATATTGTTCCTGCAAATGGTCTAAAATATTCTCTACGTTTTACTTTGTTTACATAATCTTTACCATCTTCATATGATGGATCAAATAGTAAACTTCTGTTACCTAATGCACGTGGTCCGTTTTCACTTCCGCCTTGGAAAATAGCAACTATATTTTTATTTCTAATTAATTCTACTACTGAATCGTTTTCTATTTCGTCATCTATTTTTGCTTCGTATTTTTCTGCTAGTTCTTTAAATTGGTTTTCGTCATATGTGTAAGTTGGTCCATTATATAGTGTATCAACTTGTTGATTTACTGTTCTATCTCTTGTTATTGTTCTGTATTGTAATAATGCCGCACCCATGGCCGTTCCTGCATCATTAGAAACAGGTTCGACATACAAATTAATTCCTTCATTTTTTAGTGCTTCTAAGTAATGATAATTTGCAACACAGTTAAGTCCATAACCTCCACTTAATACAACATTCTTTTTACCACTCATTGCTACTGCTTTTCTAATTAAATTTGTAACTTGTTCTTGTGTTTGTGTTTGTACAGCAAAAGCCATATCTCTACGATTCTTTAATTTTGTTACATCTTCATCTTGGTCATGTCTGTCTCTTAAAAATTCAAAATAATTTCTATTTACTAATGCACCATTAGGATAAGTTGGCACAATAACATTTCTATCACTCAATGGATGTGTTTGTCCTTTTGTAAACAACGAAGGAACTTCTTTAGGATGTTCACCATATGGAAACAATCCCATAGTTTTTCCTGCTTCAATAAAACTAAATCCACAATAATCTGTTACTGCTTCGTATGTTTTTACTATTCCTGCTGTTTCACTAATTACTATTTCAGGAACGTTGTCTTTTTCTGCAAAAAAATCTCCACTAAAGTTTTGATATTCTGCTCCTAATAATGGACCTGTTGTTCCTAAATGTTTGTATAAAGTTTTAAAGTCTACAGGATACTGACAATCAAAAATAGATTCTGTTTCCCAAAGTGTAACACTGTCATTAGGATCGCCACCCATGTTAGCATTAAAGAAAGTTCCTGCTCCATCAACAATTACTGCAACTGCATCTTCGAATCCACTATTATAAAAACTTAAAGCGGCGTGTAATTTATGGTGAAAATAACTTAGGTCAACAACCTGTGGATGTTTAGGTAGCAATTTAGGATTTCTATCAATTAATCCCATCTTACGTGCAAGTCCTGTGTAAACATCATCACCAGTAAAGTCTACTCTACCTGCTGTTGCATCTAATGTTTGTGTATGTGCTACTACAAGATAATCTAATTTATCTGTGTAATCTAATATTTTCATCATAGACGCATATGGACCACCATCGTATTTGTGTCTACTTAATCTTTCTTCTTCTATAGAAAATATAACTTTGCCATCTTTAAGTAAACAAACTCCTGCGTTGTGTCCTCTGGCTATTGCGGCAATCCACTGACTTGGTTTTTTCATATTAAAATCCTAAATATCCTATATGCTTATATTCAACTATATTCTCTAAAATGCCTTTTTCAAAACTTAAAAGGTCCTTATGTTCATCTTTTAGTTTATCTAAAGTATTAAGTGTACTAACTTGTTTATCGTTATTTTTGTCTTTAAGACCCAAACTTGGACGAACTACTTCATTTAAATATTTGTAATGTTGCCAATGACTAGGGTGCATTTCAACCCAATCTTTTTTGCTATTAGGGTCATAAAACGTGTATTGTTTTTCTTTATTTTTCCATGCAAACAAACCTAATGGTTCTAACCATTTAGATTTATCTATATTTTTATATACTTGTAATTCTGTTTTGTCTTTGTAAACATCAACTTCCTTTTGTGTAGTTTCTCCGAAGCCAGGAAAGTCGGGCATATCTGTTCCTAACTTTTCCATATCACCTATGCTTAACATTCTATAAGTGCAATGTGTACTTTCTAATAATCCTTGCGTAAGTATTATTGCATTTTGTCCATGCATAAAATAACTATGCTCGTCCCAAAAAGTTTCTATCCATTTGTCATCATAACAATTTTCTCTATTCATGTAATTAAAAATACTGCCTTTTGTTTTCCAACCAATGTCTTCTGTATTTCTAATAGCATCTCCACGTTGTAGGTTACTTCTCTTAAACGTGTGCCAATCATTTCTAATGTGCGTACTCCACTGCACAATTATTGTATCATCTTCTGTAAAGTTATTTTTTATGTGACATTCGGCAACTCTTTCTGCTATTGCACGGTTACCTAGACCAGGAAATCCCCAGTTCTCATAATGATCGAATTCGTATCCTAAGAAATCTGCATACGTAGGCCACGCATACATAGTAAAACTACAACCAAAAACGAAAAGTCTACTTTTTCTTTTTGTCATCCTTCTTGAGTCCAGCACCTTTCAAGCAACTTTCAACAATTACTTCTTCTATCTTATCATTCATCCACATAATACCTTCATTAGTTCTGTCTGATAATTCGTCCATTGTTATTCTAATTGGACTGTAGACTCTAGCACCTTCACCCATATCTAATACGTCAAAACCTTTAGCATTAGGATAAGAAATATTTTCTTTAAATGTGCTTCCAACAACAACTGTTGCAGGTTTGTCTAAAGCATACGCCATATGTTGACCTACACTATCACATCCTAAGAAATAATCTGCTTCATTTATAATACCTAACCAGAATCTTAATTCTACATTCTGCGGTATTGCAATAGGTTCTTTTACTCCGTGCTTTTGAAATTCAATAGCGATTTCACTCATGAAGATTACACCAAAGTGTTTAGAAAGTTTGTTTACGAGATTGACAGTATTCTCTGCTTCAAAACTTCTACCTGATGGATCTCCGATGATGCCATTGTCATTTATAGTACCTCTACCAAAGGATTGAAATACAATAATTTTATCTTTTCCGGTTTTTTGTTTTACTTCATCGACAAGTTTTTTGCCTGTCATTTTTTCTTGCATAGATAATTTAATTGTAGGTTTAGGAAGTTCTCTAACACCTTTATTATTAATAGCGATATCATATGCTTCATGTAAATTACATTTTTGATTATAATATTCGAAAACTCTATAAGGCTCAGGTGTTAATAAATTTCTTTCTTTTAATTTATCTTGGAATAAATTTTTGTGCCAAACATCATATGTCCTATTGAAAAGATCAGGATGTCCTTTATAAAAATCTGTTCCTCCTTCGCAAACAATTACAAAGTCGTCGTCTGGATTTTCTTCTTTAAATTTTTCTAATGCTGGAATACTTGAAATAGTTCTACCTGCTCCACCATTAATAAAAATTGCTGTACTTCTTTTATCTGTCATTTGTTAATATTTCCTTTGATATAGATACTTATTTAGAAATCCCAGTAGAACATCTGAGTTCCGGTTCTTGGCATTTGCACTTCCCATTTGCCGTTAATAACTACTCCGCTTGGACTACTTGTAGGTAAATCATGTCTATTACCGTACTTGTCGCAACAACTATCTACTGTAATAATAGGTATGCCGTATTGTAAACTCATCATTCTTAGATGTATGTCATGCCATTCCATCCAAATCTCATCTTGATCATTACCTCTATCACCGTTTGTACTATGTAAAATTAGTTCAACACTATTCATACTTGCTAACATAGGTAAAGATGGAGCATTAAATCTAAATCCATTACCCCAAAAATCATTACATATCATTCCGGTTGTTCTAATACCATTACAATAATGCGTTTTAGTTGTTCCTGGAGGATCTGCTAATACTTGATCCCAACTACTACTTGGACTATCCATTCCACCTACGATGTATTGTTTGTTTGTTGCACCTAAAAATAATCCTTCTGGATCATAATATCTTATTTGATTTTTTCTTATTGCGCCTCTATGTTCAACGTCTACCCAAAGTGTGCCTAATGCTAAACCTATTCCTAAATTTTGTGCTTTTGCAACAAGTTCTGTTGCCGCAGATTGTATTCCTGTTACTCCACCTTCTGCAACTAAATCAAAATTGGGAAAATATCCTGTTAGTGATCCTTCAGGAGTAATTAACCAATTTACTTTGTTATCTTTACACCAGTCTAAACAATCAAGTATTGCTTGTTTATTTTTATTCAACTCTTGTGTTACAGGCATTTGTAAGCCTGCGAATCGTACTGGTGGTCTTTCTGTTTGCATACAGATATTTACAGAATAAAAAAGGCGCCGTAGCGCCTTTTGAATCTAATGTTTTACTATTAAATTGTTCCGCAAGGGGAACTAGGATAAAGGACTTTCCAAGCCGCATATCTTTGGCACTTATGTATTTTAAATTTAGCACCAGTACCTGCACTTGAAGTTGTATATGTAGCGTCAGCATATTCTTTTGCTTCTCTACCTATAACAATATCGTTACCGTCATTAATTGCTTGGTTGTTTGATAGTTTAATGCCTGTAATAGCACCACTACCGTCAACAGTTGTAACAGTAACTTTCATAGCATCAGCAGTAATAAAGTTTTCTAAATCTGCTTTTGCAAAACTTAATTCGTCATCTACTGAATAACCTGATCCAGCCGCTGTAATTTCAGCATCAAAACTGTCTCCATATTTTACAGGAAGATCTCTTAATTCTTGTCTAAAAGTTGACCATGCAGTTGATAAAGCATTTGGCATATCACTTTTAACTTTGTGATCAGTACCTGCTAGTAATGAATTTCTATGTTTTCTTACGTGTGGCCATTTTACATGAGGTTGTTTCCAAGGATAATGTTCACGTCCACCTTCTATAGAACTTGCTACTTTCTTAAATGTTTTAGCATCAAAGTCATATTCGATGTCAAACTTTTCGTAAGTGTGTTCTGGTGGTGGATCTTTGTAAGTTAAGTATTGTGATCCATTTGGTAATGTTTCTGTAATTTGTTCTAATTGTTCATCTTCAAAATCACATTCTTGTAAAGCACAAATAATTGGATGTTCATCACAATCAACATACACTTTTTCTAAATGTGGTGCTGGTTGAAAATCCATACCTTCTTCATATTCCATATAAGCACTTGGAGCCAATTTTTTAGTTTCTTTGTCAATGAAAATCCACATATCTTCTGGACCATCATAAGTATGTGTTCCTTGAAGTTGTTCGTTATCAAACTGACCTAGATACTCATCTGGTTTAGGGTAGTTAAATGTAATTTGTTTAAATGCCATATCTTTTACCTATCCTTAATAGTACACCACGTACACTAGTCCACCACCGCCTGGTGATCCACAACAACATGGCTCGCCAAATACCTGTGCTGACATTCCGCCACCACCTGGAAATAGTCCAAACCCTTGTGATCCACCCCAAGCACAACAACCGTTAGGTCCGTTTCTTGGTGATCCTTGTGCAACGTTTTGTGTTACATACATATTACCTCTATCATGACAGTATTGACTTAACTGTGAAGATGCCTGTGTTGCACCTAAACCAAAGTCCATACCTGAATATCCGTGTACACAATATTCCATTCTACAACATGAATAACACGTTCTATACATGAAACATTCTGTACGCATAACTCTACCGCCACAGGCTCTTGCACACCAGTTACCTGATCTACATACATAAGTGTCATAACCTTGTTGACAGTTTCCTTTTTGTCTACAACAAGTAGTTCCAGCCGCACAAATTGTAACTTGTTGACCAGCCTCTACTGATAATGCTTTTTGTCCGTATGATCCTGAAGTTGATGGATATCCCATTTGACAACAACAAGCACCATCTCCTGAAGCACCACCGCCCCATAATTCAAATATTGCGTAACTTGTTCCTGCAGGCACAGTCCATAGACAACATCTACCTCCGTTGTTTACAGAAGTTGTAGAAGTGTTATATACTGCAAGTTCTTGAGGAACAGATTTTTCTTCTGCATATCCAAATAAAAATTGTCTTAAACTACTCATAACTTCTCCTTATGGGTGTGCAAAGTAAAGTGTTACTAAACCGCCCATTCCTTTCGCTCCGCAATAACAAGTTTCGTTGTGTGTTACACCTGATGCACCACCACCTCCTGGGAACACACCGTGATCTCCATGATCTTGTCCGTGTGTTTTGTAGCAACCGTTTCTAGACATTCTAGTTGGTGCTGTTAAAGGTGCACTTGGTATAAACTGGTGCATATCAGAGGCACAGTGTGAAGAACCATGTCCGCCACCTGTTGTACCACAGAATGATAATGTACCACCGTTTACACAACCACAGTTAAATTGTTGACATCCTGAGTAAGAACATCCTTGACTCCAAAAACATTTAGAAGCCGTTTCCGCTCCACCGGATACACACATACAGAATCCGCCTGGTCCACATACGTAACTAGGAAATCCTCTGCATGGATAACATCTTGAGTGACAGCAAGTAGTACCTGCCGCACATAAAGTAAATTGATCACCTGCTGACGCTGTAATAATACGTCTTGCATAAGAACCACTACCACCGGCCCAACCTTGTTGGCAACAACATACACCAGCACCTGGTCCACCGCCTCCCCAAATTTCGAAAGCGACCCAAGTAACTCCTGTAGGTGCAGTCCACTGACAACATTGTCCTCCATTGTTTGCGGATGTAATACTTGTATTATAAACTCGCAAACTTCTTAATGGATCAGACCCTGCTGAACTAGTACCGTACTGTAATAATGTCCTTAATGAGGCCATCTTATTCTCCTAAATCCGCGCCTGGTTCTACTGGAAAGTTTACCATGTGTGCTGGAAACTCTTCTGCTGTACCTCTTTTAAAAGTAGCAGGTAAGTCTCTCAACTTTTGTCTGTATTCTTTCCATACTGTTTTTGTTGCTTCTGGCATATCTTCTGCAATTTTGGCATCAGATCCAGTAAGCAAATTGTTTCTTACTAAGATTAATTCATCCCATGAACTCCAAGGTTGTTTCCAAGCCATTGTCCAAGTACCACCTGTGTAAGTTGTACCATCTGCTGACAATGTTCCGTCCATGTTATAAACACAATCATCTAATTCATATGTATGATCAACATCTGTTGGTTCTGGTCTCTCATAAGTAGTTCCATCTGGCAAATCCACTACTAGTTGAGTTTGATTTTTAACAGTTTCCCATTCAGTTGTATCCCATAAAGAACATATTGTAGGATCAGTTGCACAATCAACTTCGATTTTAAACTGATCTTCAGGAGTTGGAAAGTCTGCTCCGTTCTCCTCTTCTGTAAGCAATAGTCTACTTCTAGTAGATTTGCCTGTATCTTTATCTACAAATATCCAAATCTTATCCGGGCCTTTAAAAGTCGCCTCAGCAGTTTTACTGTCGTTGTTAGTCTGCGCCAGATAATCATCAGGGATATTATAGGTAAAGTCTTTTTCAATTATAGTATTTGGCATAATTTAAGTCTCCTATTTCCCTTCCTAACTATACGATATTTTGACTGCGCCGGCTTGTCCCCAGCCTCCCCAACAGCATGGATTACCACAGGCCGCACCTGAGCCTCCACCACCGCCTGGGAATTCTGCTAGACAACTAAAACACGATCCCGTGTTTGTAAAGTTACCTGCACACCAGTCTTTACTTTTTCTTTGTCCACCAAATATTGGTGTACCACCAGTCCATGTCCACATTTGATTGTGACAGTACTGAGATCTTTTTGCACTTCCAGTTACTCTTGGAAGTCCCCAATCACCTGTTCCGCAACTATATACGAAACTTGGGTGACAAGTGTAAGCATCAGTAAAGCAACATTGTTTGCCACCGCAACCACCCGGTGCACACGTTGTTGGAATACTTGAGCCTGTAACAAAACTTGGATAACCGTCACCACCTAAACATCCGTGACAACAACAAGGAGTAGAACCACCAGCACAAACCGTATATTGATTTCCTGCTGTTGTTTGGACTGTTCTTATCGCGTATGCTCCACCAGAGGCTGGTCTATTTGGAAACTGACAACAGCATCCGCCACCGCCGCCTCCGCCGCCGCCCCATAGTTCAAATGTGACGTTTACTTTTCCGGTAGGTACGGTCCATAAGCAACATCTACCGCCGTTACCTATGTTATCATCTTTTCTGTAGATCCATACTTGGTTGGTAACCCCACCCTTGATAGGCGCTACGTCATTTAAAAATGCTCTTAATGATGACATCGTACTTCCTTCTCCTAATTCTTACGTTCCACTAATGACCCAACCGTAAGTTGCACCTGTGTAAATCAGTGTAATTGCAACGTTGTTGACGTCAAGTACTAAATTTTCTGCAAGGTTCTGTATTTTTGCACCGTTTCTCGCTATCGTAATGTTCTGTGAGTTAGCAACACCAGTTACATCAATGATCTGAACGGTGTCGTTAACTAACAATGACGTAGAAAGAGGAAGTGTAATAGTGAACCCGCCAGTTGTACAAAGAATTCTGTCATTAACTACTGATTGATACGTAGAGTTGACTTCTTTAACAACTGTACCTGCTGTTCCTGTGGTTGTTATATATCTTCCCATTGTTTTATCCTTATCCTTATTAGTATTTATACATTATGCTGTTGTTTCAATTCCGAAAACAACGGCACTTACGTTTACGGCAGATGAGTACACTACCAATTTCTTGCCAGCATCCATAACGATACCGCTTCGCTCTAGTACTCCCTTGGCTAAAACTTCTACATCGTACTCAATGTACTCGCCATTTGTGGGTGTATCTGCACTTGCAACCGCCATTCTGACTGAAATAGCACTATTACCTCTATTACATACTGAACACGTCACAACCCCATAAGTTGATGCGGGTACCGTATAAACAGTGGTATTAGTTCCTGCTCCCAAATCTGCGGCTCCTAGTCTTCCTGTTGCCATAGTTCTATCTCCTTTATCCCATTAAAAACATATTTAGTGCAACCGGCGTACCATCAACTCCACCCTTGAAGTTCATAGTTGCATTTACATTGATCGGAACAACTGTTGTTGTAGTAATTTCCTGACCGGAAATTTGTACTAAACCAGCAGTTATCTGGTTAACGTTCAATGTGGAAGCACCACCACCTATTTGTGATGTGATATATGTTTTAATTGCTTTTTGCGTTGGCACTATACTATCACTATTTGCCGCAAACGCTCCGTCAGTGCTGAACTCATTAATAGTTGCACCTGTTGAACCTAATGCTACAGATCCTAGTGATAATTCTTGTAGACCGCTAATGTTAAATGCATCTGCATTTAAGGTCGCTACCCCAGTACTTTGTTCAACTGTAAATAACCCGCCAACTCTAAAGTTACCATCTTGGTCAGTTGAAGTAAAGAACACTCTACCTCCATCACGTTCCCTAGTCTCATTTGCTGGATTAGGATTTTGTAATGGTATATTCGGATAGTTAGTATTAGCAAAGTTACCTGTACCAATATCTAAGAAATCGTGTCCTGTTAATCTTACCTGTGAGTATCTAATTCTTATTGTTGTGTCTTGGTGGTGTGCCGGAGCATCACTTACCGCAACGTTTGGTGAAACTTGTAAAGTTGCACTGTAAGGTCCTTGTCCTAGTAAGTTTGTAACACTTACCATTTTAAATACTGTACCACTTATGTTACTAAATTGTACGTTTGAACCTGCAACTGGTTTGTTAGCCATTCCAACAACTGTGACAAACTGTCCTGATTGGAATTGATCTCTAAATCCACCGCCGTATTTTATTTTACCTCCTGATAGATATGTACCGTATGCACCACTTAATGTACCATCAATACCATCATTTAAATCAGGATCTCTAAATAAATCTATGTTGTTTGCATCTATAACTTTTGCAAAATATGTGTTGTCGTTAAGTTGAATACTTCCAACAACTTCTGTAATTTTTACTTTAGCACCTTGTTGAACTGTATGTCCGCCACTTGCTGTAACTCTAATTGGATTGTTTAAAGCAATACCTGTAATATTTGTTTCAGTCAATGTAGCAGTAATACTAGCACTTGCAGTTTCAAATGCTTGTCCTCTACCGTTATTTGTACCACCTGCATAAGTAGGCTGTGCTAATACACCATCACCTATTCTTACTTGCGTTGGTGCGTCTACTGTATTGTTTGGATCAGTAATTGTAATTGCAGGAGCAGTTGTGTAACCTTGTCCTGGTTCCCAAATTCTAATCTGTGAAATTTTACCATCAACAACAGTTGCTCTACCTAAAGCAGTAATGCTTGAACTTGATCCATCACCACCTGGTGCCGCAAAAGTAATTCTTGGTTCAATTTCATATGCAGTTGTACTATCAAGTAAATTTAAAATACTTTCACCAAGTAAGTGATCCCAACCTGCTGTACCATCTGAATATTTTCTTACTGTTGCAACTTTTGTACCTGAGTTGTATGTATCAATGTAAGCATACTGACCTGCACCAAGTCCTGCTTTAATAAAGATTCCTAATCCTACTAATGCACCTGATGGGTTAGTATCTGTGTTTGAAATAGTAATCTGTGTTGCGTTACCAATCTGTGCGTTGTTACTTACAAATTTGTAATCAGCACCACCTAAGTTACTTGGGTCTGTTGCTGTTTCAAGCATTCTAACTTCCATGACACCACCTGTTCTGTAAACAGGAGTCACTGTTCCCAAGTTATACCCTTCACCTGTAATGGCTATGTTTGCAGTTCCACCTCCAAGATCATAATCTCGTCCAGCATTTAGGTATTCTAATGTTAACACTCTTTCACCATCAGTAGTTACGTTAGCAACTAATGCCTGGCCTGCTTTATTATCTACAAATCCTGTTATTGGAGTTTCTGTTGCGTCTACACCTTCTGCAACACAACCAAAGTCACCATATGATGAGTTACCGTTTGTAGCACGTATCTTACCGCCGTTTTCTGCTAGGTATCCAATGTGTCCATAGTATGAGAACACGGAAACAAGTTCTGTTCTACCTAAGTTTGTACACCATACACCAATACCATCTGATAGTACCTGTGTAAAGTCGTTAGCAACAATAGAATCGTTACCACCTGCGTGTAAGTCACCGTCAATTTTTAATCCAATACATCCTGTTCCAAATGTTGTTACGTTTTGTACATAACAAGATTTGTTTTTGACCCACACATCTTCGTGTGCTGGTCCCCAACCTGGATCCAACGATACATAAGCACCTGCACTTGGACGTTTTGTACCAAATGAGTTTGCAACTCCTAGTGTACCATTTAATCCACTTACAGTCATGTTTCTAATACCTGTACCGTTTCTTACAAAGAACATATTTTCTTGTGTAGAACCACTTACACTATTTGCATAAAGTCTACCTGCTCTGATTGCCATGTATGTTCCATCGTAAACAATATCGTGCTGTACTGCTTCAACGTATCTTCTTACATCTCTCTTACAAGCCGCTTGAGCAGTTGCATCAAAGGAAGTGTATCCTGGGAATGTATTTAAAATGTAATTTGTTACATCTTCAGCAATGAATTCTTTGTTTTCTTCTAATCTAAGTACAGCATTTTGCACACCTAATTCTTGATTTGGACTCATTTGTCCTGACATTGTTGGGTTTACTGCTGTTGAATCACTAATAACATTGTAGTTGATGTAATCATGTATTGCATCAACAACTGCTTCTGCTTTTGTAACAGCCGCGGCATCACCTGCCGGGTGTGCAGTATCCTGTGTCAAAGGATTGTTTGTTTGTTTTGTAATACTTGTATTAAGAATGATATTATCAATGATTGATTTCATATGAAGAATACCATATAAACTAAATGCAGTATCGTCTGAACTTGTTAATTGACCTGCTGGTGTAATTTTAGTAGAACGTAGTTCGTCACCTACTACTGCACAACTTTCTGGAATTACCATTGGAAGTACTTCTGGGAAAGTTCCTGTTTTAACAAATAGTGTATCATTTGCTACAATCTCTGCTGGAATACCGCCGCCACTTGCTAATGAAACTGCACCTGCTGTTGCACTTACAAATGTGTGAGCATAATTTCCGTCTGGATTTTTACCAACGTTTACTCTAATTGTTGTGCCTGTTGTGCTTGTAATTGCAATCGGAGTAACGTATGCTGGGTCAGTTGTTCTTGGATATGATTTTTGTGATACGTTATTATCTTTATCACAAGTAAACGTTAAACTGTTTGATTTTAAAACAATTTTTGTGTTTACTGCTAAATTATGAGAACCAATAGTTAAATCCATGTCTCCAGTAGCACCATCATAAGTTGCCGCCGTAACATTATAAGTTGTGCTTGTTGCACTGTTTGCCACAATGGCATCTCTTGAAATATCAATTAAATTATTAACAACTGCTTGTCCACCTGGCTCTTCAGTAATTGCCGCATTTTTAATTTGCAACGTTGCAGGTGAAACACTCATTAATGTTTGATAATTTGTGCTTGGAGTGTTTTGTGTTAATACATCATCAATCAAAGTTTTCATGTAAGCCAACATTGCCGCCCACTCTGTTGTTAGTGAACTGTTAGTTACATAATAACTAAATGAATTTGATCTAAAGAAGTTAAATGCAACTTGTCTTGATCTTCTGTTACCACCATGACTTAAATCAAACTCAACACCATTTAACAAGTGTCTTAAATCTCTTGACCAATCACTAGCAGTATAAGTGAATGCCGCACTAAATGGACTTTGGTTAGTAGATATCTGTCTGTCTACCCATGCTAAAGTCTCAGCAACAATAAATGCTTTGTTTCTTCTTAATAATTCTGTTGCAAAAGGTTTTCTTGCACCTTTCTCAATTTGTTGTAAACCAAACTGTACAGTTTTAAATGGTTTATCAAGTGTAACACCATAAGCAGGTACATCTTCATCTAATCCTGTTGGTGCAACATAGTACACTGCTTCGATCTGACCGAAGTAACCCCAAACTGGATCTGTACCAGCGTCATTAACTTTTAATACCTGTCCTGGAGAACCAATAGCAAGTCTTGTTGGACCAGCACCACCGTAGTAAACAAGGTCACCACGTGTTGTTAAGTTACCTGATTCAACACCACCACTTAATAGATTCCAATTGGTTCCTGATAAATCTTGGTCTGGTCTATTCTGTGCAGTAGTTTGGTCTGCTGTATGTTCAAGTACACAAACATAAGAGTTGATATTGTTAATGCCTCTGACAACATCACCTTTATCATAGTATGCACCATCTGTCCAAGTATTCTTCCAATAGAATCCTTGATTTAATTTATCCCATTTTGTATTGTCTGGTGGTCTGTTACCAACACCATCAGCGATTGCCAAGTATGTCCAACCACCTACTCTAACTACATCACCTACTTTATAATTTGTAGTGTTGTTGTAGTCTCCTTTTAAACTAAATCCTGTTGTAAATAAATCCCAATTAGATGTATTGTTAAATGGAGTTGCCGCAAAGTTATTTGTTTTTGAAATGTAAGAATATCCACCATAAGTAACAACGTCACCTGGTTGATAGTTTACATTATTTTGCCAACTGTCTTCAAATTCTAAACCTGGAACAAAAATTGCCCAGTTACTTTCGTCTGCCGCTAAACTTCCTGTCGAAGTATGATAAGTGTTACAGATCCAAATGTCTCCACCATACTTAACTAAATCGTTTACTTTATATCTTGTTGTAGTTGCCCAGTTACCTTTGTAATCTATACCTTTGTGTAATGAATCCCAGTTTGACTGATTTGCTTCTAAACCTAATGCATTGGTTGCCGCCGCAGTGTGACCATTGTTACAAACATAAACTTGTCCACCATATTTAATTACATCATTTAATCTATATCTTGTAGTTGCAGTCCAGTTGCCTCTCCACTCAAGACCTCTTGCAAAAGTATCCCATTTCGCATTGTCTAATTCTAATCCATCTGAAGTTGAAGCCGCCGATGTGTGTTTTTCTGTACAAAGATATAAGTCACCACCATAAGCAACTATGTCATTAACTTTGTATCTTGTTGAAACACCCCAAACACCTTTCCAATCAAAACCTTCTGTCCAAAGATCCCATTTAGATTGATCTAATTCTAGTCCGTCACTTGTTGTAGATGCTGATGTATGTCCTGTGTTACATACATATAGTAAACTTCCGTATTTTACAATATCGTTTGGCTTATAAATTGTTGATAATGCCCAGTCACTTTTCCATTCTTGACCGTCTGCTAGGTTGTTCCATTTAGTAGATTGATCTGTTTCAAATGTGCCAGAAGCAGTGTGGCCTACTACACAAATATATGTGCGTCCACCATATCTAATAACGTCATCTTTAAAGTATTGAGTGCCGGTTGACCATGCACCTTTCCATATAAATCTGATTCTACCTAGTTTAAACTCTGCCATTTTTGAAACCTATCGCTTTCTTTAATATATTTATCATTATCGTAAATTCCTATAAACCATACCCTTGTTCCTGCGGTGTTGTAGGATCTCCTTCATCTATATTAGAAAATACTCCACCCGCTGTAAAGTACGTCATAGCCGCCATACTTCCGTCAATTCCCTTCTGGAAATTCATTTTGACAGGAACTTGTATCGTATTTCCACTAGTTGTAGTAATCTGATTACCAATTACTTTGACTTCACCTGATATTAATGCGTTAACATTAACATTTACTCCACCACCTGATATTCTAGAAGCAATATAAGCCGCTACTGCTCTTTGTGTTGGAACAATTTCGTTACTATTTGCGGCAAAAGTACCGTCTTTTGAAAACTCTTTAATTAGTGCATTTGTACCACCAAGTGTTACACCACCCAATCTTAATTCTGTCAATCCTTCTAATTGGAAGTAACTTGCGTTTAGTGTTACAATACCTGTACTCTGTTCAACCTCAAACAATTCACCAACTCTAAAGTTACCGTCCTGGTCAGTACTAGTATAAAATACTCTACCACCATTACCTTGAGCAGTTTCATTGAATGGTTTATCTTCATAATTTTCATCTGGTATAAGCAATGGATAGTTAGAAGTAAACAAGTCACCTCTACCTATTTCTAAGAAATCATGTCCTGTTAATCTAACCTGTGAATATTTTTGTCTAATTATAAACTGTTCTTCATGGTTTGGTGATTCTGCTCTATCTAATGTTGGACTTATTGTTAATGTTGCAGTTAAGTTAGGTTCAGAACCAGCCAATCCTGCAACTGATTGAATACTATAGACAACATCATTAATACCTGTGATGTATAAGTTATCACCCGGTCCAGGTTCTCTTGACAATTCTTTTACAACTAATTTTTCACCTAGTTGGAATTCATCTTTATATCCATCACCAGTTACTGTAACACCAATGTTAAGATAACCAGTACCTCTATTTGTAAATTCTAATGGACCTAATACACCTGTTCCTAATCTAACTTCATAAGTAACTGATGATTGTTTATCAGGATCTATAATACTTAATGTTGGTGCTGATCCTGTGTAACCTGATCCTGCTTCAACAATAGTAAATTCACTTATTCTATTACTTTTTACCTGTGCAATAAGTCTTGCAGTGGCACCATATTCAATAGTTGTTAATTGAGATACAGTTCCGTTTTGTGTTGGGAAGAATTGCGGACCGCCTTGTCTTGAACTACCTGCAAATATTCCGTTGTATGCACCGCCTAATGAATTTTTATTATTCCATAAATTACCATCTGGAGATACACATACTTGACCATTTGCACTTATAGCCACAAATACTCCTTGTGCATAACTTACATAAAAGTTATCAGCCGCTGGAGTATCTTCACCCATTAACCATACTGTGCTACCTGCCGCAGTACTTTTATTTGTTAAACTGTAAAAGAATTTATTGTTAACAGTTGATATATCATTTGGTGAGTCATAAGCCGCCGCTACAAATCTACCATTACCAAAACATAAACTTGCAACATCATATTGTACATTACCTAAGTCTGGACCTTGTGTCCAAGTACTACCATTATCAGTACTTTCCCAAGTATCACCTGCTTGGTTCATTGCAATCCATTTACCATTTCCATAAGCAAGAAACTTAACGTTACTAAATCCTGCAGATACAGTTGTCCATGTATCACCATTGTTTGTACTTACGTAAGCATTTGAATCACTATCAGCAATAGCAACGTGATATCCATCACCATATACTAAACTATTATATGTTCCGGAAGGTAAAGTACCTGCACTTGACCAGTTTGTACCATCTCCTGATTTTCTAATATTACCTGCACTATCTAATGCTACAAAGAAATTATTTCCTTCTGCAACAGCAATGTAAGGTAAATTTGTATAACTTGCCGCATTGTTCCAAGTTGTACCATCAGTTGACCATATAATACTATTATTACCAACAGCAACAGTTAATCTGTTAGAGCCAAGTTTTTGATACGCCATTGATTTAATATCTGTTCCTGAAGGCACATTATTGTTTGTATCATTGTATGGTGGCTCTGACACATCAATTCTTGGAGTGATTTGATATCTAGTAGTTTCATCTAATACAGTCTTAATAGGTTGTCCAGGTAATAAGTGTTCGAAACCTGCAAGTCCATCTGACTGTCTTGCAATCGTCATTCTTTTATTTCCTAAACTTACAGAAGTAATTTTAAATGTAATGTCTGCACCTTGTCCACCAAAGTCTGTGTTAGTGTATGTAATGATATCGTCTGCTAGGTTGTCTTTACCAACATCTGTGACTGTAATTGTTGCATCACCAGTGCCATCAATATTGATTGTTACTGTTGGCTCAGTTGCAAGTGCGTTACTACTTGTTCCTAATTTGCCTGTGTAAGTACCTGTAACTCTAGTGGCGTCAGTACCACTTGTTACAGTTCCTGAAATTACTCCACCTGTGTTCCAATCGTAACTTGTAATGTAACCATACTGTCCTCTACCTTCACCTTCAACAATAGTTAAAAGTTTGTTTAGATAATAATTTTCATTTTGTACATCAGAGTTTGCAATGTTAATACTTAAACTGTCACCAAGTTGTGCTCTGTTGTTTACAAAAGTATAACCGGAACCACCTGCAATACTTGAATCTCCTGGATCAAGCACACGTACTTCCATAATACCGTTGTCTCTAAATTCTGTAACCTTAGCCGCGGCGTTTTGTCCTGAACCTGTTATTGTTACACTACCACTTGTATAATGATTTCCTGCGTTGTCATATCCAACTGTGAACAATTGGTTTTCATCATTAAACACTTGACTGATAGTTGCTTCTTTTGAATAGTTGTCTACTTTACCTGAGATTGGACTTTCTGAATTATCAAATCCTATCGCAACTGATCCAAAGTCACCATATGAGTTGTTACCATTTGTTGCTCTAACTTTACCACCGTCAGTACATAGATAACCTATATGACAATAATATGTAAAGACTGATACTAATTCTGCTTTACCTTCTCCGCTACACCAGAAGCCAATACCTTGTTGTAAAATTTGTGTAAAGTCATTAGCAACAACAGATTTGTTACCACCATTATGTAAGTCACCGTCAATTCTTAAACCAATACATTGTTCACCAAATGTAGATACATTTTGTACATAAGTTGATTTATTTGTTACCCATACACTTGTATCACCTGGACCGTCACCTGGATCAAGAGCAACAAAGGCTCCACCTGTAATACGTTTTGTTTGGAATGTGTCTGGGTCTCCTAAACTTCCTTTTAGTCCTGCAAGTGTCATGTTTCTAATACCACAACCGTTACGTACTCTAAACATATCTTGGTCTTCAAATGCACTACTTGCCGGTTCTATTCTAGTAGAACGTAATTCATCTCCTACGATAGCAACGTTTGCCGGAACCTTAATAGGTAATTGTTCTTTGTAAAGTCCTGTCTTAACAAAAATAGTTGCAGGGGCTCTACTTGCTTCGTCTTGGAAAATATAATCACAAGCATATTTTACTGTTTTAAATGGTGCTGAATCAGATAATCCTCTACCTGTGCTAGTATTATCTATACCATTTGGTGCAACATAAAATACATTTGCTACTGCACCTAAATCTTCATAACTAGGAATAGTGTTTATAACTTTTAATACGTCACCTGGATTACCAATTCCTTGTCTTACAGTTTCGGTACCGTCATGTGTTCTTATATCACCTCTGTATTGTAATACGTTTGTTAATCCACCTTGTATAACTTTTGTCCAGAAATTTTCTTGAGTGTAGTCCATGTCAAGATCTGGTCTTGCACCCGATGCCGTTGCAGTGTGACGTTTAACACATCTATACAATGTTCCTTCGTATGTTACTACATCACCTAAGAAATAGTTTGTTGGAGATAAAGTTACTGGATCTGACTCAACCCAAAAATCTCTCCAGTGATCACCTGTAATTAAAGTTTGCCAGTTGTTTCCTGATTGTATTGTATTCCATACACCACTCTCATACATACCTGAATGGTTTGCACAAACAGGATATACTTGTTTGTATGCATCTCTTGGTACAGTAAATTTTACATATCTTACTGTTGATGCATTAAATCCACTGTCATAATCTTGTGGATTTAAATAATCTGTTCCGTCTAAGTGATAAACAACGCCCGGTGTATAATAATTGTATGTGCTATCAACATGATGACCATTTTGCTTTGTACTAATATAAATTGGGTGATTATTATTAGTGCTATCAGATTGATTAAAGATATAAGTGTTTCCTTCAACCAATGATAGATCCGGATATAAATTTCCATCTATGTAATATTTGTTGCCTGGTGGATTACCTGGAGCACCAACTGTTACTGTATAAGTTGTAGTTGTTAAAGAGTCATCTGGTTCACTTCCTGTGCTATCACGTAATGCAATAAACACATGACCATTTAGTCTAACAACATCACCAGTCTTGTATGCAGTTGTTGAACCCCAATCACTAGCAGTATCTTGTGTTGAAGCATCTTGATTGTATTGTGCTCCTAGTCTGTAACCTTGTGTTAATAATTCCCAATCACCTGTATCCTGTGCTAATAAATTTGCACTAGGAGCCGATGCAGTGTTTACTGTTAATGATGTATAACTGTATCCTCCATAAGTTACAATATCACCTGGTTGATATGTAATACTATCTTGCCATTGATTCTCAAAACCTAATCCTGGAATCCATGTGCTATGGAACTGAGTTGAAAATGTTGTTCCTGGTACGTGTGCAGTAGTACATCTAAATATAGTTGGTCCATATCTTAGAATGTCTCCAACTTTAATTTTTTTACTTACTTCAAGTGTTTGTCCACCTGTTGAATCACCATTGAAACTAATTGCATTTCTACCAAACTCTGCATCTACTTTATTAGTATGGAAACTAATTTTTGTTGCGTCAACATATCTTAAATAGTAATTTTTATTTGCAGTTAAGGCAGTATCTACAGTACCATCAGTTGTATATTTAAATATAGTACCGTTGTCATCTGCTGTAAATGTGTGTACACAGGTTGCACTAGTACCTGCGTATGCAGTAACATTTAAATCTTCTTTTGCTTTCCATTCACCAATGTATTCAATACCATCAATTAATGTTTCCCATTTAGCGTCATCAGGTTCAATACCTAGGTTGTCATCTGCCTGTGCAACGTGTCCTGTAATACATCTTTTTGTTACTCCACCATATCTTACAATGTCATGATTGAAATATCTTGTACCAGGTGTCCAGTCACCTTTCCAACTGTCTGATTCTATTACTGTATTCCATTTAGCAATATCTAATTCTAATCCAGTTACAGTATTTGAACTTGTATGTGCAGTTACACATCTATATAATATTCCGCCGTAACTAATTGTGTCACCTACTCTGTAAATTGTAAGTGGTTGCCATTCAAATCTCCAGTTGTCTGATGCAGATAAAATTTTCCAATTACCAATATCAGTATCACCTATCGATCCATTATCATATAAATGTAAGTACTGACCTTGATTCTTGTGTTTATTTCCTGTGTCAGCCTGATTATAATCATAGTAATAAATTTTGTCTGGCGGATTATTAGGAACAATTAATTTTACTTTTCTATCTGAAGCAGTTGCAAATCCACTTAGATAGTTTGCAAGTGTTACCACACTTCCGTCTAATAGATACGTAACACCATTTGCGTAAACTGATCCGCCATTGTGATGTCCGTCCCAATATGTACTTAATACTAATGGGTGTGTCTGTCCACCAAATGTAATATTTGAATTATCAGTTTGATCAAATATGTATTGGTGTCCTTCAACTAAACTTAAAACTCTGTTTTCTGTGCCAGCAAGATAAAAATTACCTGCCGCTTCTGCAACATTAATAGTTCCGCCTCTGTTTGCACTGCTATTTGAAAAATAATAAAGTGTTGCAGGAGCAGTTGCGCCTACTTGTATAACAACTTTTCTACTAGATGCCGCCGCAAATCCTGTTTCGTAATTTGCTCTATTTACTACTGTACCATCTAACTCATATGTAACACCTGTTTCATAATATGTACCTGTGGTGTTTGTTCCATCACTTGTAATACTAAAATAGAATGGATGAATTTTACTATTGTATGTTTCGTTAGATCCTGGTGATTGATCAAATGTATAAGTTTTTCCTTTAACAAAACTTAATGTTGGTGCTTGTACATCATCTAAGAAGAAGTAACCATCTGCCTGTGTAGGACTTCCTGCTTCAACAGTAACAACAAAGTCTCTGTCTTCTGGAGAATTTACTGTGTCAAATCCTGTTATGACATTATACGTTGTTGCTGAAGTAGGTGCTGAATAACTTGCAGAATCATGACCAATAATACATTGATATAAATTACCGCCATACTTGACAATGTCATTTACTTTATAGTATATGCCTGGTTGCCATGTATCTTTCCAAGATACACCATCAAGCATTTGTGTCCATTTAGGTTGTGTTGAATCAAATGCATCTGTATAAAAGTCTGTACCTGGTACTGATTCATCTACTGAAGTGTGGCCAAATATACAAACGTAAACTTTACCACCATAACTTACAATGTCATCTTTGATGTATGCAGTAGTTGAAGACCATGCACCCTTCCATCTAAAACGTATCCTATCTAGTTTAAATTCGGCCATTAGTTCTGAACTCTTTCACTTAATTTAATGTATTTATCGTTGTACATTATGGACTTACTCCATCAGGATAATTGTATTGTTCATTTACTCTGACAACAAGTTGACCCTCATCATCAACATAATAGAACAAACTTCTGTCATCCCATCTGTATTGTTCATAATTCAAGTTTTCATACACCTTGTTGTGTTCTTCGTCTCTACCTGAAAAGAACTCTATTCCTCTTTGAAAGTCTGGTAAATTTTGTATAGGATCGCCTGGCTTGTTAACTTGTACACCGTCTGTAGTTTTTAAAGCATCTGCTTTAATTAGATACAAGTCACCATCGTCAGTTCTTCTCAAACCATAAAAATATCTTGCACCTTTGACAGTTGCATTTACAGTTTGTATGTTATTTCCTACACTAAAAGCACTCACCTAACTCTCCTTACGTTACTATATTAATCGTGTTACCCATGTTTGGGTGTATTGTACATTGGTAATAAAGTGTATTTGGTGCACCCATAGGTACCGTAAAATATTGTGTACCATTTTTACTTCCTGTAATACCACTAGTATATGCAGATCCACCATTTGTTGTTCTAATTTCAAATGGGTGATTTGCTCCAGTTGTATTAATAAACACGTATGTCATTCCACGCATTAAGTAAATCACTGGATCGTTTGCAGTTGTTGGAAATCCTGGACCACTAAAAGTATAATCACTTGCACCATTGGCTCCAATTGTCCATGATATTTTTGGTCCGTTTTGTATGTCCCAACTAGATCCATCATAAAAAATGCTACTACCTGCAACCGCACCTGCTGTATCAACATCTGATAAAGCACCTAAAGTAGTTGCACCTAGTGTTCCGTTGAAAGCAACTGTAAGTGTATCACCTGTCACTGACGTTGCAATATTGGCTCCGCCTGCAATAGTTAATGTGTCTGTTAAACTGTTTGCAGTAGTTGATCCTGAATCACCGGCCACTGTTGCAAATAAGTTTTGATCTGTTGATTGGTCCGCTACAAATTCTAAACCTGTTCCATCTGCTTTTACTTTTACAAATCTATTTGCCGCTCCTGTAAACGCACCTGGTGTATCAGATAAGTTTAAGAAAGCACCACCAAACAGTGTTGGTGTGTTTGTAAAGTTGTTATAGTTTAAGTAGTATGATCCATCTTGGCCATCAAGTGTATCAGCATCAGTTCCGCCACCGCCTGATGTTACGTCAGCCGCTGGTGCCCATTTTGCCCCGTCCCATTTTAAAACTTGTCCAGTACTTGGAGCAGATGTTGTTGTATCAACATCACTTAAAGCATCAATTGATATATTTGCAACTTCTGAGGCTGTAACCGCTGTTGAAAATTCTAATGCTGTTGCACCAGAATTAACTCTAATCATCTTACCACCATGTGTTGAAAAACTTCCTGGAGTGTCAGATAATCCTGTAAAATTAGCCGAACCACCGCCACCTGTTACTGCATCTGGTTTCCATGAGCCTAAACTTTGATCCCATACAAGACTATCGCCATTTGTCGGAGCAGTATTTGAGACATTTGACAAATCACCGATGGTCTTGTTAACATCTAAAAGTTTTACCCATGCATTGTTATTTGCATAGTAAACAGAACTATCGTTAGTTACTTTTCCTAACATACCATCGTATGTTGTTGCTGAAGGTAAGTCACTAAATGCTGTGTACTTAAATGTTATTTTATTACTTCCTGTCGATAACGCAGGCGCACTATTAAATACACCATTGTTTACCGTTGTAAGGTTGCTTCCATCTCCTAGTGCTGTATAAAGTTCAGTAAAGTTATTATTAATCTTTACAGCACCTGAACGTAGGTTATCCCCTTGTCCATCATTTGGAAGAACACCTGTGTTAACTGCTTGTTTTGCCATCTGTCTCTGCTCCTATGTTTTATCGTATGTCAAACTGTTGTTATCAAATGTAAATCCTGTTTCGTCCCAACCTGTTGATACACCTGTATCTTCTTCTTCAGATGTATCAGCATAACTGATAGCACCTGCGTCTGCATCTTGGTTGACACGCACCACTAGTTCACCCTCATCATTAATGTAGTAAACTAAATTCGCATCGTCCCATCTAAACTGTTCATAGTTTAAATTTTCATATACTAAATTATGATTGATATCTCTACCATCAAAAAATTCATGTCCTTCTTCAAAGTCTGGATAATTTTTTACTGGATCTCCAGACTTGTTTATAATTAAAGAGTCACTTCCAAGTTGGTCAATCTTCGCAAGAAATAATTCTCCATCATCAGTTCTTCTCAAACCGTAAAAGAATCTTTCGCCTAATCCGTCAAAGATTAAGTCGCTTGGATTAGGTCCAACATAAAATGACCCTGCCATTATACAATCTCCACGTAACTCATGATGACATCTAAACTAGCATCAATGTTACTTTGTGCATATAAAATATTTGTTGCAGGCAATACTAATTTTTCACCACCGTTCAATGCTTTTAATGTTGAGTTAGGTGGTACAAGTACATCTTTGAGATAATAGCCTGTAACTGATGTGTCATCACTTATTAAAATGCTAACTGAAATCACACTTGCAGTTAAGTTACAAAGTGAAAGTCCAATTACAGTAGTCTTCGTAGAAACACCAGTAGTATAAACTTCTACTGCTTGTTTTCCTACATCTTTAATTACTTTATTTTTAAAAAACGTTGCCATTCATTTATCCCATTATAATCGCAGTCTGGATTGCAATATTTTCTGCGTCCAAGGCCGAAACTGCACCTGAACTACCTGCAACTGAAACCCAGTTGTTACTTGCATCGTATATTTCTACTCTATCGTCAGCAGTGTTAAATCTCATCATTCCTAGTACTGGGGACGGGTGTCTGTTAAAGTTGTCCCCTGTTGGTATTACGAAACCACCTGAGCCTTCAATTTTGAAATATCCTGTGCCTGTTTGTGCCAGTGTTGTTACACCACCACTTATATTATTAGTTATCGTATTTGCATTAAAACTAAAGTTTTCTACGTTGACACCACCTGTACCGTTAGCAACTAGGTTTAAATCACCATTAGTTACGGTAGTTGTGATAGTATCTCCAGTAATTTCAATGTCATCTACACTTAATTTTGGTATATCAAATCTATCTTTTGTTGCAGAAGCAACCAATGTACCACCAGCATAGAATTTTAGTGTGTCATCATCTGTGCCTGGTGTTGCTTCTGGTGAAATATATGTATCTTGGTCTAAGTCATACAATCCATTCAATGCTATCCAATTACCATCGTATCCTTCAAATACATTTGTATCTGTGTTGTATCTAATCATACCAACAGTTGGAGTACCTGGTCTTTGTGCAGTAGTACCACTTGGCAATCTTATACTTCCTGTGCTATCAAAATGTATTGTTTCTGAAGCAGGATCTAATATTAAATCGCCTGATATATTTCTAATTGTATTTGTGTTGAATCTTAAATCATCAATAACAACATCACCTGTACCATTTGCTCTAAGTTCTAAGTTTGAATTAGAATCTGTAGTTGTAATATAGTTGTCATCTATTGATATGCTATCTACATTTAATCTTCCTGTATGTAAATTTGACCATTGCTTTGTTGCAGAACCTAAATTGTAAACTCCATCAACACTTGGTACAAGGTCACTTTCAATTCCTGCTGTAATTTGTATTGTATCCGATGCCGCATCACCAATTGTAATGTTACCACCTATTGTTAAATCACCTGATACATCTAAGTTTCCTGTGATGTTAACGTTGTCATTAAAATTTACTTTACCACTAGCATCAATGTTTAAGTCTCCTGAAAGAGATTCAACAATGTTTGAACTTAATTTTACGTTTCCTGTTTGTACTTTTGATCCATCAATGTTTGTTGTGCTTGATCCATCTGTAAAAGTAACACCAGTTGTTGTGTCAATGTTAAAGTTTGCATTTGTAAAGTTTACAGTACCAGTTTGTTGGTCAACATGGAATAAGTCACCAACTCTAAAATCACCTTTGTGGTCAACTGAGTTGAAATAAACTCTTGCACCATTTAGTTCTGTAGTTTCTTGTGCTTGAATTACCTGTGTTGGATCATTATCTACTTCTTTTCCTAAACCTATGTACGCAAAGTTTGTACCAATTAGGTACATTGTTACACCATTACCGTTACCATATGCTCCATAGTTTCCGTAGATACAAGCACTTGCTATTGATCTTATTTCTCCACCAAAGTCTGTGTAGTCAACCAAGTCCATAAATTTAGCAGTTGCACCATTACCACATCTAATATCTTGTTCATATATTCCATCATCAGTAAATGTTGTACTACCATCTGTTTGATCGTTAAATCTTAAAACTAATTTTACGTATTCGTCATTAGCAACTTCTGCCGTTGGTGCTGTAAAGTTACCACTGTATCTACTAATAGAAGAAACTCTAATATCGTCAAAGTGTCCTATAAAGTCTTCTGTGCCATCATGACTTGCACCTATTGTTAAAGGTTTAGTTGTTCCGTAATTGTTTGTATCGTTATAATCACTTCCTATTTTTGCACCGTCTAAAAATAATCTTGTGACTCCACTTAATCTAGAAACTGCAATGTGATGCCATGTATTCACAACAACAGTTCCGCCTGTAATTTGTTGAGTGCCGCCTACTAGGTAATTTACTGCACCTGATCCATTTATTTCTACTGTTGGTGCTGTGTCTCCGTCTGCACCTCCTCTAAAATCAAACAATGTTCTGTTGCCTGAAATGTTTGTACAGTAAATCCAACCTTCAAATGCAAAGTCTCCTGTACCAAAACCAAAGTCATCATTAGATGCTATTGAAAGATAATCATCTGTTCCGTCTAATAGTACTGAACCTTGACCAAACTTTTTAATTGCAGTGTCTATTTGTGCATTACCATTAGCAGTAACTGACTTACCAACCCTTGCACCTGCTTCTATTAAGTTAGCAATGTTACCTGTTAAGAATACATACGCACCATCTACACTTGCAATAGTTCCTGATGCTCTTAATGTTCCACCTTCAAAGTAAGAAAAACTTTGTCCTGCTGTAAATGTTCCTGAAATATCTCTTAATTTTACTTTAGTTTTACCTGCACCATACAAACCAGTTGTGCCATTTTCTGCTAATATACCTTTGTCAGCAAAATATGTAAATGAATTTAACCATTCAACTCTAGTTCCGTTTTTAATATGCAAGGCATTTTGCGCCGGAGTAATAAATGTTACTGCGTGAAATAAACAACCTGCTTCTCTGCTAGAACTATTAACAACTGATCCATCTAAAAATGCACCTTTACCTGCATCTCCTTGATCAAATCCTCTAGGATCACTTGCTGAAGTTACAGAACCTTTTGTTAAAACTGTTAAATTTCTTAGATATGGAGATCTTGAAGTTACAGTCATATTGTTTGCAAACTTAAATGCGTAACCTGTATCATTTACTGAGTCATAATAGTAGTCTGCAACTGTTAAATCTTCAACTGTAGATTCTCCATTTAGTAAAAATGCATCATTTGTATTTGTTACTGCTGTTGGAGTAATTTTTACAGAACGTAAACCTGTACCTTTTACGGCAACACCCGCTGGTATTGTTAAAGGAAATGCTTCTTGGTAAGTTCCTGGATAAATGTAAACTGTATCACCTGCTGTTGCTACTGATAATGCTTTTGCAACTGTGGCATATGGATCTTGTGGGTGATTTCCTGTTTTAGTATCATCACCATTTGTACCAACATAGTACAAATTACCAGGAGTGCTTACAAGGTCAATACCTGAAAGTGTTATACTTGCTGAATTTAATGTTGTAGTGTTAAGATTATTAATGTAACCATGTTTCCAACGTTTAGTTGTTGTACCTATATCGTAAGTGTTTGTTACATCTGGTATTAAATCGCCGGCAATATCCGCATTAATAGTAAGTGTGTCAGTGTCTGCATCACCTATTGTTATGTTTCCGTCAGCACTTATGTTACCTGTTGCGTGTAAATTACCTGTAATATTAGTATCACCAAAGAAGTTTACTGTACCAGTACCTTGTGGTCTGAATTCTAAATTACCATTTACATCAGTTGCTTGGATTACATTGCCATCAAGTGTAATATTGTCAACTACAATCTTGTTTTGATATACTACTGCGTTTGGAGTACCGATGTTTAAACTATTAGCAGTGGTGCTAATTGTGTTTGTAGTTCCATCGATAGTTAAATTTCCTATTGGTAAGTTAGGAGTTAAAATATCTAAATCTGTAATTCTTGCTGAACCGTTGACGTCTAATGGGTGCTGAGGACTAGTGGTTTTTATACCTACTCGGCTATTATTTACATCTAGATATAATAGGTCTGTCTCAAATGCCAGATCTACGCCATTACGCAATAGATTTGACTTTAAGAGTGGACCCGAAATACGACCAACTGCCACCTTATTCTCCTAACACGGGGATCACTTATGTCCCTCTAACCTGTTTTGACCTTCCCAATCGCTGGTTAACCACGGTTTGTCCTGCAACGGCTTGGTCGGCCATTGTTGCATTACTATTATTTATGTGATTTTGGTAAAGTAGTTAAGTAAGCAGTTCTTTTTAGCCTAGTAAAGTTGCCCACAAAAAGTTTATATCTTCTGCGTATTCTTGCGTCACAGATGCACCACCGCCCGCCGCTAAAACCCACTGCGTTCCGTTCCAAGTTTCTAAATATCCTTTATCTTGGTTCCAACGTGTAGTACCTTGCTCAGGACTAGTTGGTCTATTTGCATCTACACCGTTTGGTATTACAAGTCCATAAGGATTATCAAACTTCAAATAACTATAAACATCTGCAAGTCCAAACGTAAATGGACTGTTAAGTTTATTTGTTACAGTTTGCCCTTTAAATTCTATGTCTTCAAACGGTATTCCACCTGTACCATTAGCAAAAAAGTTAATATCTGCATCAGGTGTAGCAGATGTAATTGTATTTCCATCAATGCTAAACTTATTATCACTTGTAAATTTGTTTGTTTGCAATATGTGTTGATTTAATAGTGTATTTTGCTGATTATCTGTAACAAATCTAAACTGATTATCATTTAAATTAATGTAAGTATCTCTATCACTATCACGCATTGTAGGAAAATACACTGTACCGCCGTTATTTCCTTCAAATTCTCCAAACGTAGCATTGTATCTTAGATCTGCAAGAGTATTTTTTCTTTGTGCAGTACTACCTGATGGTAATTTTGCTGATCCTGTTGCTGAAATAGTAAATGAATCATTTGCATTAAGTCTAATATCTTGATTATTAGTACTTGCTATTGTATTTTGATCTGCTGTAATATCGTCAAACACAACTTTTCCTGCGCCTTGTGGATTTAATTCTATATTTGCGTTTGTTGAAGTTTGTTCTATAACATTATCATAAATTCTAAAGTCATCTACAAAAGTTTGTGACAAGTTACTTGTAAGCCAACGTTTACTTGAACTTCCTAAATTGTAAACCATGTTTTGATTAGGTTTTAAATCTTGTGCAAATGGAGTGTTAAAGTCAATAGTATCTCCTGGATCATCACCTAACTTAATTAAAGATCCTGCTAAAGTTACATTTCCGCCTGTTGTAATTGCAGGAGCAGTTACACTTGTATTAATATTATGTGTTCCTGTTATACTGTTAAAAGTAATATCACCTGTAATACTAGAAACTGTGTTTGGACTTTTAATTCTTATGTTTCCTGTTTGTACTTTTGAACCATCTATAAAAGTTTCTGCTGTACCTGTTGTAATTTTTAGACTTGTTAAACCTCCTGCAATAGAACTTGTATCTATGCTTGTAGTTCCGTTTTCGAAATCAATAAAAAAGTCATCACCTACTCTAAAATTTCCACTTTGATCAACAGTCTGATAGTAAACATTTCCGCTATTTGCTTCTACAACTTCGTTTGCTTGTTGAATTAAAGTTTTATCATTAGTAACTTCTTTTCCTGCACCAACGTAAGCCATGTTATGTTGTATCAAATACATCAAACAGTTGGCACCATCGGCTTCTGCACCTATATTTCCATATACACAGGCACTACCGATTGATCTTATTTCTGCACCTTTTATTAAAACAGAATCACTTCTCCATCTTCCTGGCCCATTTATTGCATATATTCCTCTATTTGCAAAGTATGTAAAACAATTTAACCATTCAACTCTTACTCCGTTAGTCATTGTAAGTGCATCAACACCCGGAGTAATAAAAGTTGCGGCATGAAATAGCATACTTGCTTCATTTGTATCATGATCACAAACTTCTCCGTCAACATAAACTCCTTTACCTGCATCTCCTTGGGCAAAACCTCTAGGATCACTTGCACTTGTAACACTACCTTTTGTTATAACGGTACAATTCATAATGTAAGGCGACCTTGACGTAACCTTTGCACCACTTCTAAAGCGGAATGCGTATCCTGTATTGTCTGTACTGTTATAGTAAAAGTCTTTTATTGTTAAATCTGTTACAGTTGTTTCACCGTCTATTAAGAAAGCATCTTTGTCATTAGTTGCCGCGGTAGGTTTTACAATACAATTTCTTAAATCTCTTCCTTTTATTGTTACTCCTGCTGGAACTACCATAGGAAATACTTCTTCATATTCACCTGGTTCGATATTAATTACTTGTCCTGCTGTTGCAATGCTCAATGCTTTTTGAATTGTTCTTACAGGACCTTGAACTGTATCACCAACATTTGTATCTAATCCATTTGTTGCAACATATATGTTTCCTACACGTAAAGTTAAATTAATTCCTTGGTAAATTAAATTTTCTGTAAAAACACTATTAGTTGTAATTTCTTCTGCATATAAACTCATACGTTTTGCAGTTGTTCCTAATTCATATGTGTTATCTACATCAGGTATTAGGTCACCAACTATGTCTGCGTTAATTGTAAAGTTATCTTCGTCACCTGTACCAGCAATAATTACACTGCCATCAAAAGTAATATTACCTGTTGCGTGTGTGCTACCATCAACAGTAACAGTTTTACCTGCTGTTACAATTTCGTTTGTACCTGTACCGTTTGGACGAATGTCTATATTGCTATTTGTGTTGTAAGTAGAAATTTGATTGCCAGTGATTTTGATTTGATTAGTTGCTAATCCACCAACTGTAATGTCTTGTGCAGAATTTAAAAATATAGATCCTGTTAAACTATCAATACCGTTTGTACTTACTGTTAAATTTCCTAAATTTAATGAATTATTAAGATATAAATCTGGTTGTCCTGCTGTTGTATTTCTAAATTTTGCAGTACCATCAATAGTAAAGTTTCTTGGGCGAGTAACAGTTTTAATACCGATCTTACCGTCAGTATGACCTATGTACAATAGATTAGTTTCTATTGCTAAATCTGACTGTCTTTCTAAATTGCTTTTTAAAAGCGGACCGGATATTCTTCCAAGACTCATTTTTAGTACTCCTTACTAATATTTATCGGAATATTATGTCCAAGGACGGCCAGTCTTTAAAGATCCTGTTGTGATTTGTTTTTTCTTTGCTGTGCTGTTTTCACTTGCTGTGTATAGAGTAGGCATTAAACCTTTTTTAAGTTTAGATCTTTTACCTGTTGCCGCACGTTTTTCTGCCGCAAGTTTTAACTTTTGTTCTTGGCGTTGTCTTTTATAAGTTAAGTGTGATATACCGTTAGCAGACATTATTTGTCAAAGTTATGAATTACAGTTACAGGCTTACCTAATGGAACTGCCTGTGTAAATTTAATGTAATAACCATCAGCATAAGGCTGATTTGGTCCTGTTAAATTTCCTGACGTACTTTGTTCTAGTGTATAGTTTGTTGTGGCTAATTGTAAAACGTTTTCTACTAATACTAATACGTTTTGTGCCGCACTAGGAACTGGAAATGCACTATCACCACTTGCTAAAACACCAAACACTGTTTCTGTTCCGTCACCGTTACCTAAACTTTGTTGTGTTATAGTTGTTGGCTCTTGTAATCTTATTGGTTTCCAAACACCTGCTTGATAAAATTCAACATAATTTTCTTGTGTATTATATCTTATCTGTCCTATTTGTGCAGTGTTAGGTCTTTGTGCATTGTTACCTCTTGGAAGATTCAATGAATTTGTAGACTCCATACGTACACCCTCATCGGTATCGAAATAAATTCCTTTACCGTGTTGGATACCACGTGTGTTTGTAGTTTGAGCCTTTAAAAATTTCATCTTATACCTCTAAAAAACTTACCGTTGCTGACAAATTTAATGGAGCCTGTGATACAGCAACAATGGAATCACCTTCACTTAATACCATCTTCTCTGTGTCAAAAGTAAATGTTTCTGCACCAGTAACATTTATTTCTTTACAAACTTGGTTAACTGCTCCAATACTTTGTCCTTGCGGAACAAAGTGTAAATCAAATTTACTGTCATTACTTCCTGTTGGATCTTCTGCCGCAGTGTTACATACCATTAAAGTCAAAATAGCATACTGTTTTCCAGCCGGTACAACTACTAAATTTGTGTTAGTTGATCCAATTAATGAATTTGCTAGTGCCATTTGTCCTCCTTAAAATAACATTCCATATAGTAGCGATCTATTTCTACTAATTAGTTCATCTCTTTCACTAGTACTATTTACATAATAGATACCAGTATTTCCATTACCTTCGGCTTTGGCATATATTTTTACACCGTCTGTTGGAGCCGCAGGATCTATTGTATTATCATCTAGTCCTGGAGTTGAATTAATATGTAAAGTGTCATCAATTCTAATACTTCCAGTACCTGGAGATTCTAAAACTAGATCACTATTACTTAGATATGAACTTATTGTAGAACCTTTTACCATTATGTCAAATAATTCTGTTCTTTCCTCAAAGAATGTAGAAGTACGTTGACCATTTACATCTACGAATGCTTGTGATATAGTACTATCTTCACTAATGTCAGTTACTTTTACAACTGTATCACCGCTTGTAATTTGAGGACTTGAAAATCCTAAAAAGGCATTTTGAATTCTATCTACTACGAATTTTCTGTTTGGAATGTCATCATCAAACTGAACTTGGTTTTCGTAGTCTGCTGTTCCAGATACATTAATAACACCTGTACCTTGATTAATTAAATTTAAATTACTTCCGCCTGTTGCAATGTGTGTAAGAAAGAATCCAATGTTATCATTGTTTTCATCTTTAAATTTAAATGCACCTTGCTTGATTGTTTGTGTAACAGGTTCATTGTAAGTTATTGTTTCGTCAAATACAAGTAAAGCATCTGGTAATGTACCTCTGTCTATTCTAATACCTGAAGTATTTAAACTTACACCTGCACCAGTTTCACCTTGGTTCAAAACTATTACATTATCTTGAATTGTTAAGTTTGCAGAAGATACAAAAGTTGTGTCACCTTGTACTTGAAGGTCACCTGTGATTATAAATTGTCCTTGTTGAACGCCAGTATCCATTGTAATGGAACCGCCTGGCTGGACAGTTAGTTTGTAATTTCCGTTTGCAACATTAACAAGTTTTGACATTCTCTAATTCCTAAAGTTACTGTAGGGGATTGCTCCCCTACAATATATTCTAATTACGCATTTGCGAAATCGTCATCATCGTTACCTGCTGTATCGTCGTCACCTGCTTCTTCTACTTGCGCCGCACCGTCATTGGTTGCAGTTGAGAAGTTCCATGCTACTGACGTACCTGATAAAGCATTTGATCCTGTACCGTCTGGTGCAATTATAGTTGCTTTTCTACCAGCGATTTTAGAAACTTGATATGTTTCTGAATCATCACCTTTTACAGTGATTGCCATTTCAGTACCAGTCAATGCTGATGCTAATTTTCCTGTTGTTAAGAAACGATCATATTCAGTGTCGTCAGCACCAATTGTTGCTACTCTGAATTTTTTTGATCCTAATTGCTTAACGATATGTCCTTCCACAACTGCTGAACCGTTGTGAAATTCTACTTTGATTTCGTTGCCACCCGCAGTTGGCTCTCCGAAAAACTTTTTATTAAGTGGTCTACCCATTTTTTTTCTCCTCTTTTAGAAGTCCGATGCAGGTTCTATCTGCTACGGGGTTTTGTCCCCATAAGTCCACCAAAAATTATGTGGCACACTATCATGACAAAAGTATTTATCCAATATGTAATAATGGATTAGGCTTGCGGACTGTTACGTTTATGAACTCACGAATGAAGTTAAAATTACCGCTTAATGCTTCAAAGAGGTCGCTGTGTAGGTGTTTACTACACATGGTATAACTTGTACTACCTATCTGAACAAAGTAACTTACAGACACCTTATTTTCACAATATTCAGGAAAAACACCTGATAGAAATAGAGCAGTATCTCCTAGTTCTTTTCCTTTCAATCGATGATTTTGGATTTCAAATAATTCCTGTGCAAAAGTTGTTTTTGGTAAAAAATTTGGATTGTCTATTTTGTCAGCAAGAAGCATTACTACATAGGACTCAATTTCTAATGGTAATTGATAACCCGTAGTCTCGGATGCCTCCTTGACAATGTCGAAAAAGGCCGATGTATATTCGTCCTTCATACATATATTTATTTAAAAAAAGGGGAACAACTAAAACACTACTTGGGAGGCCTTGCTGTGAACTCACCTCCAACTTTCGATAAGCAGATCACATCTGAATTTTGCAAGGTTTAGATATGATATCTACTTCCAACCACCTCCGCCTAAACCTAGCCACTTGGCCGCGTAAAAGACTTTAGTGTGCATTACCCCCCTGCCGAAGGGTTGTTCTGCCACAAGTGCTAAGAGTTTATAACTCTCTTAGTTTGTGTTAAAGTTAATATTAATATAACATTGTTTGTAGAAAAAAGCAACCGAAAAAAGCAAAAAGGTTTACCAAAATAGATATTTTGGCCATAAAAAAAGGGCGACATAAAGCCGCCCTTTTAATAAGTTTACAATCTCTTACGAGAATGTTACGTTTGCTACACTAACTCTTGCTAGGTAGTCTGCCGCATTACCTAATGAAGAAGCAGTATTGTTTAACTCAACATATCCGTATCTAGTCATGAAAGACACAACTGGTTCGAAAGATGATGGGTCAAGTACAACGCCACTTGACATTAATGGAATGTAAGGACAGTAGAACGCCGCCGCATCTGCTTCTGATGTTCCTTTGTACCCTACTAATACATCAGTAGTATCTGATGCATAAGCGTCAACGTAAACTTTCATTGCACCATTTAAAGTACCTACTAATTTAGTATTAGTTGGTGCTTCGAACGTACCTTCAGTTGTTCTTGCGAACGCTGAAGTTGTTGCTGACTGAAGAACTGTTAACGTATGCGGTGATACCACTGCAAAGTTACCAGCACCACGTCTTGTACGTTGTGCAATTTTGTTTGCCGCTCTGTTGATCATTACAGCCAACGCCGCGTGTTCATCACCCACGAACGTTGCAGTACCTGATACAGCATTTTGATCGTATTGAACGTCTGATTCAGCCGCACCTGCTAAAGTTCTTAATGAGTTAAGAACTTCTTGGTCGATCTCAGCAGTAATTTCTTGGGCTAATGCCGCCATAATTTCTGCTTCAATATCGATACCTTGCTGTGCTTGTGCATCCTGAGCCGCTTCAAAAGTCCAACGAGCACTCAATTTACGAGTTTTCGCTTCAACTGTTTGTTTTAAGATCTGAATGCTTAAACGCTTACCAGCAGTACCTTCTAGGTTTGCTGTTGCGTCTGCTTTATCAGTGGATCCGCCACCTGAGTAACCTAAACCAATTTGGAAAGGTGATAATGCTTCTTCGCCTGCTGTTACGTCATCAAATGAATCTGCATATCTTACTCTTAGTGTGTGGATTTGTCCAACTGGACCAGTCATTGGTTGTACACCTACGATTTCGTTAGCGATAACCGTTGGCATAACACGTCTAATTACTGGAAGGATAACTCTGTTAAGAGTTGCAACATTACCCGCGCCTGTGGCACCTGCAGTAGCCGCCTCTGCCAAATACTTTCTAGTATTTTCTAGAGTAGCGGACATCACAGACTTTTTATTGCCTGTTAGGCCTTCGAGCAACGCAACTTTTGTATCCTGCCATTTACTTTCTAAAAGTTCTGACATTATTTTCTCCTTATTTTAATCCTGCAAGTCTTCTAATATCTACAACATTATCAACTTTTGCAGAATCACTTGCACTCGAACTATTTTCTTCTTTATCGCCTGTAATTTCTTTTGCCTCGGTAAGTGTCGCCTTCTTTGCTACTGACTTGCCATCGATTACAGCAGAAAGGTACTTGTTAAAGTGTCCTTGTAACTTTTCAGTTTCTACTGACTCTAGTAAGTCTTGCATAATCTCTTTCTGTTCTTTGCTCAAAGGAGCAACTAGTTCAGAAATTGTTTCTTTTCTCTTTGCGGTTTCAACAGCATTTTTAATTTCAGCATCTTTGCTTTCAACTAATTTTGCTTTTTCCTCAGCATTCGCTTTTGCTTCCGCAAGTTGTTTATCCTTCAGATCAACTACTTTAAGTAGTTTTGCAGTTTCGCTTTTCTCATTCATGTATGAATTGCTATACTCTTCTGCAAATGTCTCGAAAATTTTACGACCGAAGTCATTTCTACGTGCTGTGTCGATGTCTTCTTTCAATTGACTAATTTCATTGTTCAATGTTTTAGCAACTGTTTTTTCGACAACTTTAGCACCTTTTTCGATGAAGGATTGTTTTACTTTACTTAAATGTTCTTTGGCTTCACGAATTAATCTAACCTTCGTTTCTGCCAAATCTTTTTTGTCTTCGTGGAACTCAGCAATTTCTTTTGCAAGAGCATCAACTACAAATTCCTCAAGTTTGCCAAATTTACTTGCCATTACTTTTTGGTCTTCATGTAGTTCAGAAACTTCTTTGCCTAACTGTTCCATTACAAAGCCTTTAAGTAGGTCTGCGTTTTCACGCATTGCTACATGGTACTTTGCTCTGGCTTCAGCAAGTTTTTTTCTATCTTCTGCAAACTCTGAAATTTCTTCGTTTAGTTTTTCATCTAACATTTTTTCCACGGCTTCAACCATGTTGGCTTTATCGTGTTCGTATTTAGATGCAAATTCCTCACGCAACTCAGCAGTGATTTGCATTTGATTTTCTTTAACTTTGGCATTCCAAGCCTCTTCGATGTCATTCTTGATCTCTTCTGAAATTGCATTCGTTTCAAAAAGTGATTTTAAAGCGTCTAACATCTGGTTCTCCTTATTTCAAACCTTTAATAACATTCATTAAAGATTCTTTGATGTACTTCTGTGCCTTTTGATCGCCTTGGACCTCTTTAGCCAAATTTAAAGCCTGATACCCACCACGGGCATTTAGTAAATGCTCATATATTGGTGTCGGATAGGCACCAGGAGCACTTGGTTGTGCTACTACGTCCACAGTAATGATTTCAAAATCTGAAACCGTATTGCTTCCGTCTTCGCTAACATTCCCTGAACCTCTTGATGAGACCCCTAATTTAACTCCGCTTTCCAGCATTGTTTTAACTAGGACTCCCATCGGTGTAGGTAATATCTTCATCTTTCCATAGCCATTTGGTCCATCTGTCCACATCTCTGTGATCATATGGCTTACTCTGTCTAGGTTAATATTAAGTCCTTCTGGATGATCAACTTCGCCAAGAACACTGTATCCTCCGCTTATTTGATCGTTGAGAGTGTTGACAGCCCTACTAATCTCGCTTACAGGATACACTCTTTGGTTTGCGTTTCTAACGCCACCTTGAATACAAATACCTTTTAGGTAAAGGTCTTTGCCTCCCTTATCGTTCTCAGTAGTTTCAACGACCATCTTCGCTTGGTCGAATGTCAAGTTCTCACGTAAGTTTAACACCACTATCCGTTCCTAATATTACGAACCAATGACGCTTTTGCCATCAGTTCCAGTTTCGCCTGCGCCTTTTTTCTCAGCACCATGGCCTTTGGAGTCTGCTTTCATAGACTTACTTGCTTTACCACCTGGAACATTCACGTTACCTGCTGAATCTTCTTTTGGTGATGCCGCTGATCCGCCTTTTTCCTCTGCAGAACCGCCTGCTATGTTAGAAGCACTTCCACCCATATCGTTTTTACCCGCTACTGGTGATTTTGCTTTATGGTCTTCACCTTTTGGCTCAGCCACTTTTTCAACATACTCACGCATTTGTTCTGTTTGAGACTTTGCAGTTTCCTCAACTTCATCAGTTGATTCTACTGGCATTTCTTCAACTCCAAGTTCGGAAGTTGGCTCAAGAGCCTCATCTTCCTTTTCTTCGTCACCCATGTCACCCATAGGCTCCTCAGAATCTTCATCATCGTCCTTTTCTTCCTTATCGCCCATCATTTTTTCAAATTCAGACTTAAGGTCGTCAAGTGCGTCTTCAAGATCTACGACTCTATCTTCGATATCTTCGTCGTCTTCACCTTTGTCTTCGTCACCTTTGTCGCCATCCATTGCATCTTCAACATCATCAATCATGTCATCTGCTGGATCGCCGCCCATTTCTGGTGCTGGTGCTTCAGGTGTAATCTCTTCAATACCTTCTTCTGTTTTTTCTTCTTCAGTTGCTTCAGTAGTTTCTTCATCTTTTTCTTCATCAGATGCTTCTTCTACTTTATCTTCTTCAGATTCTTTAGACGCTTCGTCAACTTCTTTGTCATCATCTTCTTTTGATGCTTCGTCAACTGCTTCGTCTTCTTTTTTCTCTTCAGCGACGTCTAATTCTTTCACGTCATCTGCTAATAAATTTTCATAAATTGTTCTTGATTTTTCTACTACAATCTCGTGAAATAATTCTTCAGCACCTTTACGGTCTTCAGCAACTAATTTCTCAAGCATTTCTTCGAATTTGTTACGATCTGCCATTGTAATACCTCCTATAAGTGTTTTTTTGGTAAGGCTGTCAGTAATATTTACATATAATGATGAAAATACGCGGAATATAGGCTCAAAATGCGTTATTTTGAAACCTTAATGTGATTATATGAACTGCTTACAGAACTCTGTAACAGTCATATGGGTAAAGTTGCTAAACTTTTTAAGACTCTTAGGACAAAAATCTTCCCCATCTTTAACCACACGTATATATCTGTTTAAATGATTTCTCTGGGCAATAATGCCTGTTTGACGCTCCCAGTTGCCATAGTAGGTAGCATTATCATTCTCATTTTTGTAATTCAACGTACCAGCATATATGTTGTTTACTTTGTCCTCGTTGCCCCCTGTACCTGTTGTGCCTTTAAAATCAAAGCCTAACAAGTAAAAAGTTTTATGTTGATGATATGTAGCAAGGTCTAATGCAGTAGGTCCGCTACTCCAACCCTTGCTTGGATTAAAAAAATTTAATCCTTTTACATCTTTAAATGTTTTATTTGGATTAGTCCATACAGGAATACGCATTTGGTAGTTAGATTGTGCAATTTCCATTACCATTTTGGCATCTACAGCCACAAGATAATCGCAATCAAACGTTCTATAGATTGCATTGCAACCATAAATTTTTCCGTATTGTCTTAATGGTTCTAATGGGATGTCTTTACGACTTGTTCCGTTTCCTAGCACGAATGCTACTGACATTTACTACACCTCGGCTGTATTAGCGGCAATTCCGTACATTTGTCTTACGAAATCTAAATCTTTCTCCTGCTCTTCTTTATGTAGTTCAGATGCTAATCGAGCCTTATTGATTTGGCGTAGTGTTAGGCGTGTCTTTCTTGTATCACTTTTCTTCATGATACTGTCGTCCATAGAAGCATCATAGGACTTATCTTCTATAGGTTCCAGTGATTCTTTATCAAAATAAAATAACTCTCGCAGTATCATATAATTATTTAGCCTTATTGCTGTGGAGTACCGCCACCACCGCCTAGTGGTTGACCTGTTGCTGTGTCTGGAGGTGTTGCTTCTCCGCCTGCTACTGGATCTGGCTCTGCTTCTGGATCTACTTCTTCAGTTCCACCCAAGTCAGCAGTAATACCTGCACCACTTACGCCAACGCCACGCATTTCACCTGCGGCGTCTGTTGGAGGAGCCTTAAGATTTTCATCGTTCTCTTCTCTCCAATAACGTTCGTTCTCTGCAAGTTCTTCTGCTGTCATACCTAAGAAACGTTTCATTGCATATCTATTTGATATAAATGGAATTGCCTGTATTTGTGTAAACGTTCCAATACGTTGATTATCTAATTCACTTTGTCTGTAACTTGCAAAGTTTTGTGGAGTCTGTAATTCTAAGTCAAACATAGCAAAGTCAACATTTGCACCCTTTTCTAGTAAGTAACGTTTGAATTCTTGATCAAATTCTTCTGTTACTAGGTTTTGTAAACGTTCACAATACTTGTTAAATCTTAATTCTTGAATATATGCTGTACCTACTCTGCCGTCATTAAACTGACTTTGTCCTTCATCTTGTGCCGCACTTGGCAAATATGAACTAGGAATACGTAAGCCTCTAATTAATTTGTTTGTAAAATATTTAAGATCATCAATCTCACCTAAATTAGTACCACCTGGTAATGTTTCAACTTTAGATCCACGTCCTTCTGCTGTTTGCGGAAAGAAGTAATCTTCATTTGTTGATAAAGGATTGTATGCACTGTCAATTACGTTTGTTGAACCACCTGATGAACTAGGAATACGTCTTTGATGTATTTCTGTTTTAACACGTTCAACAAATTGCATTGCAAGGTGTGATGGCATATTACCTACGTCAATGTAAAACACTCTACGTTCAGGTGCTCTTTGTGTTCTGTAAATAATAATTGCGTCTTCTAATAATTCTTTTTGTTTGTAAACTTTGAAAATACTTTCTAATAATGAATTACCAAAAGGATAATTGTTGTCTAGTCCTTCGCTTAAACTTAAATGTACAATGTGTTCTGCATCAATGGCTACTTCTCTTTGTTCTGTGCCAAATCTACTTCCGCTTTGTTGTTGTGCGTTTCCAACCATACCTCTTACACCGCCTGTTAAGTATCCGTCACCGCCTCCTGTAACGTTACCATTAGTGGTATAAGGTGTTGTTGCAACTTGTTCTCTGAAGTTTAAGTTTACATCTCTTATGATATATTGTTCTGGCTTCTTGCCTTCTGATTCATTTACAATAATACGTGTAACTTTTGCTGGATCAACATGAAACCACTTTTTAGTTTCTGGATCTCTAATAAAAAATGCATCACCGTACTTGAATACATTTCTTAACATACGGAACATTTTTGTTCCAAAATCGTTTAATTTACACCATTGCTGTAAGTATTTTTGTAAAACAGTTATTTCACTGTTAGTTGCTTTTTGTTTAAAGTTAATTTTAAATGATGTTCTGTTTTGTTCATTCTCTTGTGAACAAAATTCTGCAAGTATATCTAGTGCGGCATTTACCTCACTGTCGTTGTCCATTACATTATATTGTCCATATCTTTCAATACGGTTTGGACTTCCTACATATACATCTGGAAGATATGATGAATAGTTTGACCTTGCAGGTCCTGGTCCCTGCCCACGTCCATTTATTGGACTGTAATTATTTCCAGTTCCTGTTCCTTGTTCAACTGGTGTAAAATATCTCTTCCAACTCATTTTATTCCTTATGCACTCGAATACATATCCGAAGTGTTACTCTTTGTTGTTCTTAGTAATGCACGTAGCAATTCATTTTGTTCTTGTAAAAGTGCTAACTGCATATTACCGCTTTCGTTAGTATTTACCGACTTGTTAGAATCAGCCATTGCCTTATTGGCCTGCTCTTTGACCTTCTTATCATTTTCTTTTGATGCTTTGAGTGCCGCATCTACATCTTCTGCGGAAACTTTGGTAACAGTTGTGTCAGTATCTGGCACAGACATTGCCGCTTTTTTAATTGAAGGAGCATCAGGTTCGTATGCTTCTGATACTTTTTGCTCTTGTTCTTCGTCATCTCCACCAAACCAATTTAACGGATTAAGTTTACTACCAAAACCTTTTATTGATTCCCATAAACTTCCAAACCAATCTCCTAACCAACCAAACATACCTTTTATTGGTTCCCAAATATATTTGTTACCTAATTCTAGTATTTTGTCTGCACCAAATATCAATGCCAATCCTGCTCCAATGGCTAAGAACGGTCCTGTTATAACACCTGTAACCATTAGTAACAATCCTGCTAATATACCTGTGGCAATCTTAGTTCCTAAACCATCAAACATACTTGAGAAGAAGTCTGACACATAAGTCTTGATATTATCTACAATCTTTTCAAACGTGCCTGCGGGATCTGCCATAAAGTCATTTACAAATTTTGTAAAACTTTCTATGACTGATTCTACATGAGGTTTTAATTTTTCCATCATTACACTTACATCTTCCGTCTTAGGCATTAAATCGCCAAGTGCATCAGTAACCATTTTAAATATATCACTTTCTAAAAATGCTGAAAATAAGTTACCTCTAATAGTTGCAAGGTTCTGTTCTACCTGTGCTAATGATTGTGTTACACCGTCTCTTGATTTATTCTCTTCTGCAATCTTTTCAGCATCTTTTTTAGTTAATGCTAATAGGTCTGAGTTACTACTTAAAATTTTGTATAATGCAGGATTAGTTTGTTCTAGTGCTTGTAACTGTGCATCACTCATATTCTTTGTATTCTTTTCAATAAGTGGAGCAAGTTCCATCAACCTGTTGTTAAGTTCTGCAGGATCAAGTTCACCTGATGCCATTTCTTGTGCAAGTTTAACAAACTCGTCACCGCCCATAGCCATTAACATCATACCTTCTTCAGTTTGAGCGGCACCGTCTGCCAAGTCTTTAAATGCATCAGAAAGTCCAGGCACTTTATTATCTAAGAATGCTAAACTGTTGGTTAAGTTTTCTCGTGCTTTTCCTTCTAACTTATTGATCATATTTCTCATTCTGGCATCGCCTTGCTGTTGCACCCTAGCCGCTTCTGCCTCTTTACGAGTCATACCTGTTACTTTTGCTAACTTGTCAAGTTCCATTAAGTAGACACCTGCACCTTGAGTCAATTGTGCATCACTCATTCCACGTAATCTACCACTTCTTGCCATTTCTTCGGTATAAGCAATTAAACCTTCATTTACACCTTCCATGGTATAACCCATGCCTAAGAAATCTTGTTCGCTAGTTCTTAAATTTTTACTGATTCTACCAAAACGTTTAGCACCTTCTGTAACACTGCCTCCTAGCCTTGACAATTCATTAGAATTGTTTGCTACTGTTTCTGCAAACATTCCTAATGGCATTTCTGCATTTGCGGCCGCTCTAGCAATATTGAAAATGTTGTTTGAAAATCCAGCACCTGATTCTGATAAGTTTCTAAAATTATCTACTAGTCCCTCTGCTAATCCAACTAAAGATCCTAAAGGCCCTCCAACAAGCGGTATAGCACCTGCTAGATCACTCATTCTATTACCAGTGAATAGTAATGTTTCTCCAAAATCGTATGCTGAACCTAGTAAGTCTCCGGCAAAACCTAGTAATCCTTTGGTTGCTTTTCTTAATCCGCTACCAAAATCATCAACAAGTGTAGTTGTTTCCCCAATCTTTTTACTGAATTCGCCAGTTTCCTTATTGGCTTTCTTCATGTTAGGACCCATTCCACCGGCTCCTGCGCCTTGTCCGCCGCCAGATCCTCCGCCACCGGTACCGCCACGGCTCTTTAATGCTTTAAGGATTTCTTTAAGTGTATCCTCTTGTGCCGCATTTTTGGCTATAACCGCACCTACTCCTGGAATGTCAACTTGTACTGCCATTAATTAAATACCCATATAATTAGACTCTATAAATACTAATGCTATTACACTTATTTAGCAGGAGAAAAAGATGGATAATAAAAATGTACCACAGGCAGGAACACCAGTTCAACCCTTGGGACAAAATCCGTTACAGAAACACTTTAGACAGCCTAAGATCTATCTGAAGTTGCCTAGTCAAGGACGTTGGTATCCCAATGGTGCTATTGATATGCCTGAAAACGGAGAAATACCAATCTACTCTATGACGGCAAAAGATGAACTTACGTTCAAGACACCTGATGCACTTTTAAATGGGCAATCAGTTGTAGACGTGATACAAAGTTGTGCACCAGCAATTAAAAATGCTTGGGCAGTACCGTCAGTAGATTTAGATTGCTTACTTGTCGCAATTAGAATGGCTACCTTTGGTGAAAAACTTGAAGTAAAGGTTACTATACCTAATACTAAAATAGAAAAAGACTATGAAGTAGATTGTAAGATCTTAATTGATACTTACATTAATGCAAAGTTTGAAGACATAATGCATATAGATGGATTTACAGTTACACTGAAACCTATCTCTTATAAAACATTTACAGAAATGGCAATTAAAACTTTTGAAGAACAAAGACTTTTACAAAATGTGAACAATGATGATTTTGACGCAGAGAAAAAGTTAGAATTATTCAACAACAGTTTTAAAAAATTAACTGAACTAAATGTTGCGATTATGAAAGATGCTATTGTATCTATTCAATGGCAAAATGAAACACCGGTTAAAAACCCAATTCATATTGCAGAATTTATTGATAGTGCAGATGCAAAAGTTTTCAATGCAATTAAAAAGCACGTAAATGATAACAAGGAAAAATTTCAAACTCAGCCTATGGTTGTAAAAGCAACAGACGAGGAAATCAAAGCAGGAGCCCCGGAAACTTTTACTGTGCCAATTTCATTTGATCAGTCAAATTTTTTCGCGTAAGGATCTTAACGTGGCCAGTCAAGAAAATTCTTGATGAGGTAAGGTCCATGGAAGGCCAGTGCAAGGAACTCAAACATACCATTGGTAAAATATGTTGGTATATGAGAGGCAGTGTAACCTTGTCTGAAGCATACGAAATGGGGCCAGAGGATCGTGAAATATTTTCAAAGATTATTAACGATAATTTAGAAACAACTAAAAAAACAAAAATGCCGTTCTTTTAATCCATGCAAGATTTAATTATACTAGTAATATTGATTTTATTAATTTAAGCAGTAGCGCCTTGAGCCTGTGCGGCTTTGCTTACTACTTTCTTAGCCACTGCGGCTTGAGGTGTACCTGCTTTTACTCCAGGAGCACTTATTTGATCTTTGACTAAATCGGCAACTCCTGCTTTTTCAATCTCACGTGCCAACTCTGCTAATTTAGGATTTCCAAGTTTTGCGGCTGTCGCCTTGTCGGCAATTTTACCTGTTTTATTATTGATCCATTGTGCGCCTTTCCATTCAAAGTCGCCCGACACAACACCTGCGTTTGTACCAGTTTGTTTTTGCATATCAAATGGACCATCGTTCTTAGGATCTTTTGCCTGTCCTGCCGGTGCACCTTTTGGTGCGTCTCCGCCACCTTGTGCATCACCTGTTCCACCTTGTGCATCACCTGTTCCGTCTGATGGAACTCCTGGCGGTGTGTCATCGTCTGCTGGTTTTTGTCCAGCAGTTGTTCCTGGTGTTGCATCTGTACGCACAGGTTTAGCAGGTCCTGAAGAATCTATTTTAACATTGGCTTCTGTACCTACTGCTTTGATGTCATCGTCTGTCATACCAAATGAAGAAAGTATGTTATAAATTGTACCACTGTCAGTTGGTTTACCCATCTTTTCCCATTCAGAATTTAATTTTTTCGCTGTAATTTTTTGTCCTAATTCTCTTGCGGTTGATTTTACTGCACCGCCTACTGCACTAGCACCTTTTTTAATTGCGCCGCCTACTGCACCTAAGGCACCTTTTATACCTCTACCTGCTTTAGCACCTAGTGTATTAGGATTGTTTAATGGTAATTCGCCTTGTGCATCTGCTGTTGCTGTTGCCGCCGGTGCTTCAGCCAAGTACTGTTCGTACAAGTGTTCGTATGCATCTGCATAAGAAACTGATTCAGTTCCTCTTACTGCAACCTTGTCATCTGCTGGATTGTCTTCGCCACCTTTTAATGATAATTCTAATTGCTCTTTTTCTTTTGGATCAATTGGTTTAGCCTTGATCTTTTCCTTTGCATTATCATCAACTGTTTGCATAGCACCTTGTGCCGCCGCCGCGGCTGGTCCACCAATGTCTATAATTTTTTCAATGGCTTCGTCTGCATTGTCTAACACAGCCGTTGCCGCTTCTAATTGATCACTTGATAAAACATCTCTTGGAATGTTTCTAATTGTTTTTGCAAGTGCAGTTAGACTTTCATTTTGATCCTGTGTTGTTGATAACCATCCGTGTAACTCTCCTGCCGCTTTATAATATTCTGGACTAAATGTATCTGCCGCATAGTAGGCATTAGTCAATTCTTTGTAAGTTGCTAATTGCTCTTTAGTCATTGTTACATCATAGTTGTAAAAGAATCCGTTAATGTTACCTGACATTTTTAAATTCTGAGCACCGTCAAGTACACCTGCATCAAATCCTGCTTTGGCTGTTGCACTATCGACAGCATCTTGGAAGTTGGCTTTTCTGAAACCATCTAGCATAGCGTCTGCTTCTGCTTCACTACCTGTTGCAATGTTGTCAACCATGTTGTCGGTTAAGCCTTGTATTGCCAAACCAGCAAGAGCACCATATGCCGCTGTTTTAACTGACTTACCAACTGCTGTTGAAAGTTTTTCACCTTGTAATAAATCTTTTGTTGAACGTAAAATCAAACCAGCGGCCGCACCACCCATTGGTCCACCTGCAAATGCCGCCACAGTTGTAAGGATACCAACGGCAATACTTGCCTTGCCTGGATTTTCTTTTGCCCAGTCACTTACTTTTTTAATACCTTGTACAATCTTGCTGTCTGAGTTTTCTGCTTCAATTTTCTTTTTAAGTTCGTCAAACTTTTGATCCATGTTTTTAACTGGACCAGCATTCTGAGCCATTCTGCCAAGTTCATTTATTTTAGCATCTACTTTCTTTGCAATGTCTACTGGAAGTTTTGCAATGGCTCCTGCCGCACTTCCTACTTTACCTAATGCAGTTTTGTTTTGTCCACCTGCAACACTTCTTTGTTCTGCACCTTGGAATATTGCTTGGATCTCGTCAGCAGTTAAACTTGCTTCTGAAACCTTTTTGAATTCTTCTAATAACGGCCAAAGTTCCTTTTCCCATCTGCCAAGATATACTCTTTGCGTTTCTGTAAGATCTTTATAACCTTCAGTAAGTATTTGTGCAGTTCTATTTGATTTTGGAAATTGGTTTACTTCAGTAATTTTCATTATATCATTCCCGCTAATTGTTTTTTCTCACCAGCACTCATTTGATCTAATTGTTTCTGTATGCTTGGTGGAATGCTTTTTGCACTACCTACTGTTGATCCGTTTTTAGTTGGCGGAGCCTTACCAGCGGGTGTTTGTGCTGAACCTGTACCTTGTTGTTGTTGTGCAGGAGCACCACCGCCTACGTTACCAGCCGCTTGTCCTTGTGCTTGTTGTCCTTGTGCTTGTCCTTTAGCAGGAGCACCTTTTTGACCTGCTGGTTGGTTTGGAATACCGCCTTTGCCTCTGTATGAATCCTGTACTGACTTCATAATTGCTTGATCAATTTGCTTTTTAGTAAGCACACCGTCTTGCGGTATGTTTTGTGTAGGCATCTTTTTAGTAGTTAAAAAGTCACGTAAACTAGCAGAATCAACTGCATTACCGTATTTTTCACCTACTTGTCCAAGATATGCTCTGAAATCCGTGAATAGTGCGTTGGCTTTATCTGCCGCATCTACCTTACCGGCCATGCCGGCCGCGGCGTTTTTTGCGCCAACTTTAGCCAAAACCTTAGCACCTACCTTACGTGCAACGTTCCCCAACCCACTTGCAGGCTTCTCTTTTAAGGGTGTTTTTGTAGATTCGTAAATTATTTGGTGTACTTTCATCCTAAAGTCCTAATTTTTTAACTAATACTATTTAGTTCAAGTAGGTCATATTAAATAATAAACTATGGAACAATCAAATAGTAGGTTATGAACAAAAAAGAAGTTGTTGAATTAGAAAGTGCATTTCTTGAATTTATGAAGAAAGCCGAAGATTTAGGCTTCTATTTTTCAAGGGATAGTATTATCACTGCAAAACATAATACAGGAACCGTTAATCAAATAAACACAGAAGTAAAACTTGTGCCTAATGATTATTTAAAGGACGTTTAAAGTTGATCTAAAGATCAACTGTGTTTTCGCTATCGCTCAAACACTATATCTGTGAAACAATAAGTTGCGTAAGCAACTGCTATCATGTAGATAGTTGAGCCATACTTCGCCCGTTGCCGGGCAAAGTAAGAAAGCCATCATGTGAGATAAGCGTCCCATCTTAACAAAAAGGATTACATAATAATATGTACGGAAGCGGTAACCCGTCAACTCCCTACCTTAGCCTTCGCATAAGTTACGGAACATTAATATATCCTTGTTAAGCAAAATATATTAACGGTGTGGTTGCTTTTTCTCAGAGCCACGATCTTTTAATACCTAAGTTAGTATCAACCTTGCAACGCACGAGAATCTGATCACAAGATCCGTGTGACCTCAACGTGAGTCGAACTACTCCGACCAAACAGTGTTGCTATTTTAAGCCTTTAAGTGCTTCTTTAAGAATTTTTGAGCCGCCTACTCTAACGTTTATAATGCCATTATAGTAATCATCAGTTTCTAAGACTTTTCTTTCGAATTGTTCCCTTGCCTCTAAATAACTTGCTACGCCTCTGCTAGGACAAATATATAATATTTCCCTAGTAAACTTTTCAGTGCCTAATTTGTCTACGTCTTCTTTTAAGTGATCATTAGAACCCCAATAGTCCTTCCAGTCACTTTCTACTTTGCTTCTTCTTTTGTTTATCTTGCCCTTGAGTGGTGGGCGAGTCTTTTTGAATTTAGCGAGTTTTTTGCCGATGTACTTACGTCCATTGGTTGTATTTGTAATAAGATATACAAAGGCTTCACAACCAAGGGGTAATTCTTCTACTATTTTTCCTTTGTAAGTCCATTGCATATGGATACTTACCAAGGTCTAATTGTCCTGCTCGTCTTTTTTGGAATCTTCTCTACGGTTTACGTAACTGTCTTGCACTTCATTCATGCGTATTTTGGCAAGATCACGTATTTCTCTAAGCCATCTGCGTGTTTCACGACGTGGACGTATGCCACCAGTCTTGATGTACTGTTCATGTGCCTTGAAATATTCTAAGTATGCTTTAACTAATTTGTCGTGATTATCATCCATTGATCTTTGCTATGGCTATCATTCTTTCTACTAGACTGCCAAAACCAACTTGCCGTTGCATTGTAAGTAAATTTCTGATACCAAGTCCTTCAAAACTTTCTAATGTTAAATCTGCTATTGCACTTCGATGTTCACCATTAAGCAAATCTACTAAAACTTTTGCAGTGCCTTTTGTTATCCAAGCATCTGCATCGTGCTTATATGACATAGTTCCATCTTCATTTATTTTACCAACTACCCACAGATTACTTGCACAACCTCTAATTTTATTTTCATCTATCTTATCGTTGTCTGGTAAAGGTTCTACTTCTCTAGCAATGTCAATAAGATATTGTAATCTATCATGTCCTTCTAAAGGAGCCATTTCTTCACCACGTGCTTTTATCTTATCCAATATCACTGTTCCACTACTTCTACATCGTTAGCATAACTTGTAAAGCCATTTTCTTTAATGACCTTCAATACATTGTTTACCCTACCTTGTAATTCATCTTTATGAGAAATGATGTAAATGTTTTTATCTCTTTCTCTCCCCATCTTCTTAAGAACTGCTAAACTAGATTCAACACCAGCAGTATCCATACCACTATCAATAAGTTCATCAACAAATAATAAGTTAATGTTTTGATATAGTCCTTCCCAGACATCTCTAAATGCCCAACTTAATCCAAGTATAAGTCTATTACGTTCACCTCTACTTAAATTGTCAAAGTCAAGGTCTTGACCTAACTGTGTTATTTCAACTGCTAGGTCATTTTTAAATACCACAGAATGTGGAAGACCAAGACGATCAAGATAGTATGTAAGTCTATTATTTAAATATGCGAGGTTCTGATCAATAATTTTCTTACGTATAAAACTATCTTTGTTTGTGAGAAGTTTGTATAAAAACTCTTGATGATCTTTATGATTTGTTAGTTTGTTTACTTCGTCCCAATTTATTTCTTGGATTGCAGTATTTTGTAATTCTTCAATTTGTTCAGTATAAGGATCTTTATCTTCTTTTGCTCTTTTTAATGCGTCTTTTAAGTTTTCAATATTGCTTCTGTGGTCATATGCTTCTTTGGCAGTTTCATAGAACGTGCTAGGCTTATCAGAAAGTTCTCCAATGTTTGCTAGTTTTGTTTTTACTTTCTCTGCCTTTTCATTTATTTCCATTAAGTATGTTGTAGTTTCACCATATTCTGTTTGCAGTTTGTTCTGTATTTCGTCAACTTTTTCATCAGGCAAATCCTGTCCACAAGCATAACATTTTGCATCTTCAAGATCATCTAGTTCTTTGCTTACCTTTTCAAGACGTTTATCTGTTTGTCCTAATGCACTTTCTAGTGTTGCTTGTTCTTTGATTAGATTGCGTTGATGTTTTTCTGTTTCATTCCAAGATTGTAATTTTTCATGATTGCTTATTTCTGTATCAATATCTATGTGTTCTAACTCATCAATACCAGTTTCAAGTTTTTTAATATTTGTTTCACGTTGTTGTTCCCAAGCACTTAATTTTAATTTTAAACTTTCAATGCTTTCCTTAACACGTTCATTGCTATCTTGTTGTGCATTTATTTTTGCATTTTCTTCTGTAATACTATCTCGAGTAACTTTCATATGTTCACGTAATACGTTTGCCTTTTCAGACAGTATTGTAATACCTAATAGTTGTTCGATAATAGCACGTTGATCATTTGGCTTCATTGCAAGGAATGGTTCTGTGTATGTGTTTAATGCAATTAAATGCTTAAACATATCATGACTCATTTGCAATAGTTGATCAAGTGTCTCCTGTGTTTTACGACTATCTCCTTGCGATTCATCTGTAAGTTCTTGTTCTTCTTCATCTACAAAGAACTTTAATACGTTAGGGCCACGCCCTCTTTCAATTCTATATTTTGTATTGTCTTTTTCAAAGTTAAGTGTAACTAACATTCCTTTGTTGTTAGTTTTGTTAATTAAATTGTTTTTTCTAATGTTTGTCAGCGCCACACCATACAACGCATAAGATAGTGCGTTGATGATTGTGGTCTTACCTGTACCGTTACGTGAGCCTGAATCATCTCCTCCTTGATCCAAGTTTTCTCCTAGCACCAATGTAAGTTGTCTGTTGCTGAAGTCAACTGCTTGGGTTTGGTTACCCACACTCATAAAGTTTTTAACGGTTAAGTCTTTTATCTTTATCATAATTCGCCATATATTTCTAATAGTTTCTGTTTATTATAATTGTCAGAATCTATTGCATCTATCTCATGTGTAACAATTTGATCAACACTTTCAAATTTTGTAATATCAATATCTGTGTTAATCTCATCTACCTGTTGACTTGGAAGTAAAGTTATTTCTCTACACTTGTATTCATTGATAAAGTTTTCTTTAATAAAACTTGCTTCTTCAAAACTAATATCAATATCAAGTGTAACTCTTAGATAAGTTTTACTGCCAATAATTTCATCTTTTCTATCTATAAGTTCACTTAATTTAATTGTTCTATACTTTGGACAATCTGGCCAGTTCAAGTATCTTGGCTTGCCTCCATATTCAAAGATCATCATACCACGTTCATCGTCCCACGTATCAGCATAGTTGTGAGGCATAGGATTACCAATGTATGTTACGTTGCCGTGTGTTTGTCTTTTATGAAAGTGTCCACTAAACACATATTCCTGATTAACAAAATGTTCAGACTTTAATTCACCTGTGTCAGGCATTTGAACCATTGCGTTCATATAAAAGTTTGGAAGTTCGAAATGTCCAAACATATATTTTGCTTTAATCTTAGGAATTTTTTTCCATTCTTCGCCAACCAACCAAGGAACTAAACAAACGTCATCCTTTTCATAAATTTCATTTACAACAGTTACTCCTTTAATGTGCTTTGCATATTCTACAGAATGCACATCACGTTTGTCTTTGTAATACAAATCATGGTTGCCTGGAAAATAGTAAAACTGTTCAAATGCTTTTCCTAACTTTTCTAAACAACGGATAGAATAATCCATTGTTACAACATTTAAACTATTTCTATTGTGGTGCCAGTCACCCATAAAGATGCCTGTTTCACAACCTTCTTTTTTGGCTTGTTCAATATACCAATCTACAAATTCTTCACAGTCATCATTATGGACTTTTGAATTAGACTTCAGTCCAAAGTGTATGTCCGTGAATACAGCCGCTTTTTTAAACAAATCTAGAACCTCACTTTACAAACATTATACAACAAAAAGTTGCGAATGTCAATCTTTCTTGTTAATTTTATCGTATGCTTCTTTTACCGATCTTTCCCATGATCCTTGCATTTGTCTAGTGAAAGACGGATTCATATCGTTCATCTCTAAAATATCATCTCTAATATTTTGATTACGTTTTTCGATATTAATTACTCTAACAAAACTGTTTGTTACAGCCGCCGTGTAATAAGCAAAAGGATTATTAGATTTAGATTCGTCAAACTGTAATCCAATCTGTGTTAATTGAAGTATTGCTTGACCTTTCATTTCATCATTGTAAGTATAGCCTCTTACGTTTCCTCTGGTTGCATATCTATCACATAGTTTCATCCACATACGAGCAAGTTTTTCAGTTGTCTTACCATGATCTTTACTGAAGTTACCATTGCTCATACCACCTACCCAGTGTGATTTACCTACAGTCATTAATTTGTCTGTTGATGTAAATTTAAAGTGCTGGAATGGTGGAAAGTTTAATTTTTCCTTTGTATCCGCTACTGTCTTCGGATTTTTCTTTCTGCCTTTGTCTTCAGGGATATGATCATATGTCATAATCCTAAATATTAATTCATCTTTTTTAATTTTCTTGTAATCTATTGCACAATCCGCCTGTTTGACTTTTTCGCCTGCTTCTTTACGTCTTTCATAATCTTGTTGTGATAACCTTTTTGCCTTGTTCCTTTTGGCTTCTGCAATAGTTCTAACGTTAATTTTGTCTACACTAGGCAATATAATGTCATATTGTGCATGATCATCGTCAGTAAAACTGCAATAAGAGGTCTTACTCTTGTGAATTTCGCTCAAAAGGTCTTTATTATTAAGGTAATTGACTCTTTTCATAATTTTTTCTCCAAACAAACCTTATTATAATATACTCTGATAATTTTGTCAATAAATACTTGTACCAAAAGGAGTTTTTTAATGGAAAGACAGGACACGAAAGGCTTTATATCAAATAGCACCATATCCACACAACAATCGGGTGATAATGGTGGAGTGATAAAAGAAACCGGATCAAAAATATTTTCAACAGCACAAGGCTTCATGAAAAATGTTAGATCTCGATTATTACCAGTAAATGGTGAGCCTACGCAATCATTTAAGGCAGATGCCAGTTTTGCTTCTGCTCCTGGTGAAAAAGATTGGCGTGTCAAATTGTCTATTCCTAATGTACAAAGTTTCAATAACAGTAAAATGTTACAGCCTTTACGTGAAACAAGTGGATTAACGTTTCCATATACTCCAACTATAATTTTATCTCATACAGCAAATTATTCGCCGATATCGCCTGTACATAATAATTATCCGTTCTATGCATACAACAACTCAACTGTGGATCAGATGACAATTACAGGAGAGTTTTTTGTACAAACAAGTGCAGAAGGTACATATTGGATTTCTATGTTACACTACCTAAGAAGTGTTACAAAGATGTTTTATGGAGAAGGAGAATTTCAAGGTGCTCCTCCACCAGTAGTAAAATTAAACGGTTATGGTGATTATGTTTTCAAAAACGTTCCTGTCATTGTAACAATGTTTACTTTGGATATGCCAACTGAAATTGATTACATTGCAGTTGATTTATCTAACATGGGTGCTTTGGCAGAAGCAACGCAAGGCGCAACAGATACAGCAAACATAAAAGGAACAGTTGCGTATGTACCAGTTCAATCACAGGTTACAGTTACAGTACAACCTATCTACAGCAGAACAGATGTACAAGGATTTAGTTTATCTGATTTTGTTAACGGTGAATATGTAACGCAAGAGAAAGGGTTTATCTAATGCCTAAGGCTTTTTATAAAGATACAAGTCCATGGAGAAACACAGGATATGGTAATGGGTTTTTAGATACTTTAAAAATTAGACCTATTCCAGCAGAAGCAGATGATGTGCTATATGAAGTAGCACCACAGTACAATCACAGACCAGACTTACTTGCGTATGACTTGTATGGCTCGCCTAAACTATGGTGGGTGTTTGCTCAACGTAATATGAATACAATCAAAGATCCTATATTTGACTTAGAATCAGGAACGAAGATATTTCTTCCAAAGGGAGACAAATTAAAAAGATTATTGGGAATCTAGATGTTTAGTAAACCAATCGACAAGAATATTAGAAACTCTAAGAACGTAGAAGGCGATATTATTCTAGTAGAGATGGGCTCTGCTTATGACGAAGTCTTAGGATATCCTGAATTCGGAATGTTTGGAGAGTTCGGCGATAGAGTATATCCAAATTTAAAACAAAATGATAACATCACAGTAGGTGGTAGTAAATTAGCCACAGGTAACACAGAAAATCAAATCAAAGACTCCGCAACAAAAACTGGCAACACAGAGCAAATGAATGGAGATAATGTTGAACCTATCAAAAAAGAAGAAGTTGAAAGTAAAGTTTTAAAAGTTGTTCCTGGATTAGATTTACCATTGGATAATGCACTTAATAGATTTGCAAGTTACAATTACATTTATACTATTGGTTGTTTAACAAATGACGAACTTAATAATCCAGACACTACATACAGGGTAAAAGATCCTGCAAATGTTTTATTAAAAACAGGAGGTTCAAGTGGTGTAAAAGGTATGGCTCGTACAGCATACGAACAAAATGGAATTAAGTTAGAATACTTTATTGATAATTTAGAAATACAAACTTTTATTGCACCCAATCCTAAAAGTAGAAATACACAGGCAACAAGTTTTCAATTTGAAGTACATGAACCTTATTCAATGGGATTGTTTTTACAAACACTGCAACTTTGTTCAATGAAAGCAGGACATGAAAATTATTTACAAGCACCATATGTTTTAATAATAGAATTTAAAGGTTGGGATTCATCTGGTAATCCTGTGTATCCAGATAGTAGTTTAGGAATGAGAAAGGTAATGCCTTTCAAATGGACCAATGCAGGGTTTAGTGTAGAAGCATCTGGAAGTGTGTACAGTGTTAAAGGTGTACCGTGGAATGATGTTGCATTCAGTGATCAGGTACAAAGAATACCTATTGATGTACAGGTATCAGGAAAAAACATAGAAGAACTTTGTCAAAGTGGAGCAAAAAGTATTGCAACAGTTTTAAACACACACTTGCTTGAACAAAAAGAAAAAGGTGATGTAGTAGAACCAGATGAATATGTAATTTTGTTTCCTACTGAAGGAAGTCGTGCAAGTAACAAAAACAGTGTAGGAACAAGCGACACTGAATCAGAAAATGCGGCGACAGTTTCCAATGACGGAAGTTCAGCAGGAACCATAAAGGCTGTAAACACAGCAGAAGCATGGGAATCACTATCAGGACAAACTGGTGAAGTACCTGCAAACTTTGATGAATATCTAAGCAAACAATTAGGTTATACTGTTCTACGTAGCAAGGTATCAGAAGGTATTAAACAAAGAGGAACAGCAAAAGTAAACATTAACCAAATTGGAAATGGAGAAGTAGCAAAAGGAAGATTTGAATATGGAGCCGCGGGTGCGGCACCTTTTGGTCTTGCAAAATTTACCTACAACAAAGAACAAGGTATTTTTGAAAGAGGAAAGATTAAAATTATTCCTGGTAAAAATATGGAAATTAAATTTCCACAAGGAATGACCATACAAAAAATATTAGAAGAATTAGTTATCATGAGTGACTATGGTGCAAACATAGGACACAATGCACCAACAGATGCAAATGGATTTAAGGATTGGTTTAAGATAGAATCCAGTGTGTATAATGTAACAAACAAAGCACAGGAAAAGAAATCAGGTAGACCTCCTAGAGTATATGTATATAAAGTAGTACCATACAAGGTACACAGTTCTAAATTTGCTCCACCTACTGCACCAGCAAAGGGTGTTGAATCATTAGAAAAGCAATGCGTAAAAGCATACAATTACATATACACAGGTGCAAACAAAGATGTGCTTTCATTTGATATCAACATTAATACTGCATTTTATACAAGTATTGCAAAAAACACTGATAACGCAGGAACAAACAAGGTTGAAACATCTGGTACTGCCGAAGATGTTTCCGATACAAACTTTAAACAGGCAGATGGTAACACCAAGAATCCAAACAACGGAACACCAGGTGCGTTACCAGATATTGAAAACAAATCAGACGCCGCGGGTGCTGTACCAGAGACTCCAGAAATGGCAGTGGCTAGACGTTTCCACAATGCTATCATAGATAGTGGGTCAGACCTAGTAACAGCGGACATGGAGATATGGGGAGATCCTTATTACATTGCCGACAGTGGAATGGGTAATTACAATTCAGAACCTTTACCCGGAACTATAAATTTAAATGCTGATGGTTCAATAAATCATCAAAATGGAGAAGTTGATGTAAATGTTAACTTTAGAACACCAGTGGACTTTAGTCCTGAAGGTATAATGACATTTCCAGAACAAACAATAAAAGTAAATGCATTCTCAGGAGTGTATCAGGTTGTTAAGGTAACAAATGTTTTCCAAGGCGGAGTATTCAAACAAACACTTAATATGGTACGTAGACGTAATCAACTTACAAACGTAAGTGCAAGTGATTCAGACACGAACGCATATCAAGAAGGTGAAAAACAAAACAAAGTTGGCAACGAAGTTAAAGCGGACGGTTCAGTAGATGCAGTTGAAAACGATACTTTCTTTGAAGAAATTACAGATGAGGAATTGAACACATAATGGCACAGGAAAAACGTACAGTTGATGCAGGTGGTTTAAGTCGTAGACATGGAGTCTACATAGCAAGAATCATTTCACATCTTGATCCATTAAGCAAGGGAGACCTTGAGGTTGAGATCCTAAAGACCACAACATCAGGTAATGATGAGGAAGCCGCAGGACAGATCCTACACGTTAGATACCTAAGTTTGTTTGGCGGACAAACAACAGTCAGAGCAAACAGCAAGAACGAAGGTTACGCAAATTCACAGATGAGTTATGGTATGTGGTTTGTACCACCAGACATAGGCACTCGTGTTATGGTAGTGTTTGTTGAAGGTTCAATCAACCAAGGCTATTGGATAGGTTGTGTGCCAGATGACTATATGAATTTTGGCGTGCCATCAGGAAACTATGCGGCCACAACATTCAACGAATTAAACAAAAGCAAAAAATTACCAGTAACGGAATACAACAAACTTACAGAAAAAGGACGCACGGCAGATCCTACACAGTTTATAAAGCCTGTGAGTCCACAAAGCACAGTATTAAGTTCACAGGGATTGTTGACGGACGAGATACGTGGTATCACATCAAGCAGTGCAAGACGTGAAACACCAAGTTCGGTGTTTGGTGTAAGCACACCAGGACCTTTGGACAAGAGTCCAGGAGCACCTAAAACAGCATACGGTCCTAAAGGAGCAAAGGCACAGATACACTCAATGAGGCTGGGCGGATCCAGTTTGGTATTTGATGATGGTGATGACAAGTTTTTACGTAAGGGCAGTGCTAGAAACACCAAGAGTGAATATGCTAATGTAGAAGCAGGAGACA